GATAGAGTGCGGCACAATACGTGTCAACAGTCTGCGCCATCGCGACTGCGGCTTTGCGCATTGCCTCACCCATAATCTTGGGTTTCTGTTGCGCCTTGTCGATATCATCAATCTGGAAGTTAAAGTACTTCTGTTGATCAATGACAAGGGTTGTCTGCGCGTCGGTCAGTGTTTGAACTGAAAGGAACGCGGTACTGTTCTTTGTGTAGGAAGTTACTGTGACGGGCCCGATTGCAGTAATGCGCACGGTATCTCCACCATTGGCGATATCCCCCTCGTAGTCACGGTTACATAATCCACCTACAATACTTGCTCTGTCGAAATCCTGAAAGACTTGTGCCGCCCAGATTTCGGGTATAAAGTTGTCAATTGCCATAATATCATCCCCTTATAGAGAATAGATTGTTGTTCGCATTTGCGAATTATCTGATACGCCCTTCTTGCATCGCGGCTTGAAGATCAGGTAGAATCTTTTGGATATCTTCTGGTTTCATTGCCTTGATCTGTTCGCGCGTATAGATTTTTCCTTTCTGATCTGCCGGTTGACCTCTTCCCGGTGTAACGCCGTGTTCTTTGAATTTCTCCTGCACTGCGGATTCAACGTCTTTTTGATAAAGTGATTTCAGTTTTGCGATTTTCTCTTTGATAGCCTCTGGGGTATCAGCGAGAACGAAATCCCTGTAATCGACTTTAAGATTGGCTTCTCGTAAGGCATCAACGGCTGCAAGGGAGAGCTCTTTTTGTGCGAGTTCTTTTTCCCGCATTGCCAGTTGTTCCTCTTTATACTTCCGCACCTCGGTTTCTGTCATCTTGGACTTTTTAAGTTCCTCAATTTCAGATTCCTTCGCTCGGATTTTCGTATAGAGATCACCACGAACGCGATCTTCCGCAGATTGAACAGCGGACTTTACAATACGATCAACATCCTCTTGATTCAAAGATACTTTCTTCTCATCAACAGTCTGCGCGTCGGTCGCCCCTGTTTTTGCAGGTTCAACGGGCGTCTTGGTTTCAGTCTTGGCTTCTTCAGACATAAATTTAACTCCAAAGAGTTGCGATTGCATTGCCCTTTTGTTAAAAGACAAAGTTCAAAATAGACTTGGATTGGGCAATCGCCCCTCCCATTATAACAGTTATACTTATCTATTATTGATAGTATAAAAAAGTATCTTAAAGTTTTAAGACAATTTCGTTGCACTCAACACATTGGATGGTTTTTTCTGTATAAGGATATACCTCAACGATACGGAAATGTTTGCAGGTACAGTTTGGGCATTCGATCTGATTGCCTACAAGTTTCTCCTTCATATCTGAATCACCTCTAATTCCTTTTTGTTCACATTCGTTCCATGTGGTACATATTTGTGTTTCTTATCCCATTTCCCAACGTGCAGGTGTATGAAGTAATTACTGTCACCGTAGTCTGCATATGGGTTACCAAAGTTGCGATCGTAGTTGTGTTTGATCACATCGATGATTTCAAGGACATGTTGGAATACGAGTTTTGCCTTGACAGGATAATCGTGTTCCTTGTACCAGTAATGATTGACCTGATCGTAGTCACTCTTGAACTGAATGTCGGACTCCATCAGTGCGACAGTGACCGCCATTGAATGTTCGCGTGTAATCGACCACTTGTATTGAGGATACGCCGCCTTAATCTGATCGCGTATCTTCTTTACATCCTCTGCGGAAATGTATGCCATCAGTGATCACCTACAACAATGCCTTTGATCTCCTCGGCTTGACTGTTCACATACACGCTGGTTTTCTGATTGTCAATCGGGATGACAGTTACGCGCCCAAGCTGAATATAGACGCTGTAATCTCCGAACTTCCCACTGACATTGATATAAGTCAGATTGTTATCGTTTTCAAGGTCTATGTTTTTTACCATTTTAGATCACTCCATAATGACTTTTATATCCTGCATAAGTTGGTTTCAACCACGCAAGAGTTGGTTTGAAATTCTTGTTCTTCTCAACGAACTCAAAGGTATCGCTGAACCAATCAGAGTCGATTTTGAATGTCAGAAATTCGACCAACCCAAAATCTAAATCCTGCGCAAGTCCTCCCGCATTCACAAACTGTTGCATGTTCTTTTCACTCCTGTTTTCGTATTACAATCAATATGTAGGAGTTGTAAGTATATATAATTTATTGTCACAAAAAAGGTTAATCAAGGTTTGAGTTGTAGTAGTTCAAACACTTGTGATCTCCCTCAACAACCCTGTCCATGTAATCCAAGTGTAAACCATAGTGTGAACAGAAAGATTTGGTGATACTATATATACTTTTTAATTAACAGGCATGTCCATACTCTGGTAATTTTTTCTCACTGAAATCTTGTTTTGGGTATGAATACCCAAGTTCTCCCAGTTTTATGCCGTAAAGAATCGCGGCAATCAGGATATTATGATCTTCTTCATATTTCTCTTTGACCTTCGCAAGAAAATCCAGAACCGATTTTGATGTGCATCGCATATCATCGAAATCAAAAAAGATTTCGTCCATGCGTTCTACTTCCTTTTTGGTGAAGTATTCCATTACATGTTGCAATGTTTCTTCCTGTTGTTCTTTTGTGAGCGTCATTTATACCTGCCTGTTATCAATCGCACCAGATTTTACCGATTCTTTTTGTGATTCGCGGTTCACTGGGTAGATGATACTCAATAACTCTTTACTGCGTTTTCTTTCTTCAGGAGTAATCTTTGATTTTATAAAGATGAGCCCATCAGTAGAATCTTCAAAGAATCGTTCAATCATTTCTGCATCTCCATTGTGTATATCCTCACTGGGCCATATGTTTGTTGTCGTAATCTTCCTGTATCCGTTATTGTTTTCACATTTAATGTTTTTGTGTATGTGCGAACACCTGTGAGTTTTAATTTGAGATTGCGTGGTAATAACACTTCACTTTCCCTACCTCTTCCAAAATAAAACCCGCTCGATCCTTTAGGAACATTGAACATTATCACACTTTGCAAATCTCTTCCGGGAACGTAAGAATCTTCCATCTTTAATGGCATGTGTTGAGCGAATCCCATTGCGTCACCCATTGCAACCGAGGTCGCGGTATATCCTTTGTTCTCAAATGCGCCATTCTCCATTATCTGGTATGCGGTTCTACTTGATATGCCACGATATACTGTGGTATCCTGTTCTATCTTACTTTTTGATAGAACATTATCAATATGTTTGGATGCCTCCAATCCTTTTTCGCGATCTGGTTTAAACAAATCGTTTGGAGTCTTGACTGCCTTTTGTATGACCTCAAACCCACTGCCTTTCCACCAACCTATGGCATTGCGTTGATTTTCCTTGTTTTTATCAACAACGTCAACAACCCCTCCTGTGCCAAGATCAAACTTACATATTTCAGAATCGTCTGGCACATTGATGGTGACTTCAGACGATTCGTTAATATTCTCACCGGGAATAAAGACATGCCTCCCATTCATTGTTACCCAGATCCCATCTGCCTCATCTGTCATCACTTCACCTGCCTGTTATCAATCGGTTCTGAATACACCGCAGTTAGTGGTTTATCTGGGTCATAGATTCTTCCTTCAAGTAGAACCTGACCGTTCTTATCGAACGTAAAACCAAGGGTGGTTTTGAATGAATATGGGTCACTGCCATATGCCTTCGCGAACTTTGCGAATTGTGCCTGCCCCAGATCAAGGAGTTTTTGATCCTGTGTTTTCTGTTCGTTGTATTTTAACGTAATCGCAACGTGATCTCCTGCCCAAGTGATATCGTAAATGTCACCGCCTTTCATCCCAAGTGTAGATTTTGGGGTATAGTCGGTCATTTCAGTGACCGCGTTCATATACCGCGATTTTAACGAGTCGGATAGTGCGGAGTTATGAATGTCGGTCATCATATTCGATTTCGCATCTTCCAGATTGATTTTTCCTGCATTGAAATCTGATAGAGTCTGATATGTTCCTTTTACATCTCTGAAAACCCCGGGTAGTTTATCGACTTCAAACAACGCGGTGTTATCTGATACTCTTACACTACTTCCCACAGGGTCTTCTTTCCAGTTGATATCGGTACTATCATGCGTGCGTATGTAATATCCAACATTATCTGCAACATCTTTCCCGAACGCGGCAGAAATCACCGGTGCGATGTTCTGATCATAGTTCTGCGCAGACCACCGCGGATGACCTTCATCCAAGAATATTCGTGACGGGTCTGTTAAGTATCCTGCATCATGAAACACACTTGCAGTAATAATCTCACATTTCTGTTGACTACTCAATCCTTCGGGTAAGACCGATGCAATCTGGAATGCGCGGTCGATATCCCCAGCGATATGATGAACACCATGATCTCCTAACTGTCGGTTCTGGGTTTCCATTTCCTGTGCGATTAAGTAATCTGTTGCAAGGCATACCAGTTTGCCGCGAGATTCGTCATCAACTCCTGCCGCCTTTAACGAGTCATCATAAATGGTTGCGGTATATGAAACAAGATTGTTTGAACTCTGTGACATTTCTTCTTTTGCACTGTCAACGCGCGCCTGCACATCCTTTTCAAGATCACCAGTATTCTGCCATGCACCCATGGTTGATACCAGTCCTTTTACGCGACTGTCAACACTGTATCGCGCGTCTGCGAGTTTGTCACGATCTGCAACAGATAATTTATCCCAAGATGCGCGTCGGTCACCCATTGACATTTTCTCATAAGAGGCACGATCGAACTTTGCACCTGCCGCACCTACACCGGGCCCGCCTTCCCCCGACCCGCCTACTAATCCCGGTCTACCTTCATGACCGAAGTTACCCGAACCTTCACCACCCATTATTTCACCTGTCGATTGTCAATCGGTTCTGATTTTGTTTTCGATCGTTCTTTTTGCCAGATGCGCACTTTTTCAAGATATTTTTCCTGCATCTTCCTCCAGAATTCATCTTCATCAAGAATCATTTTGCACCACCATGTTTTGTCACTGTCAAACCATACTTTTTACAGAATGTTTCAGAGGTCTTGTTTGCAAATATAACTTCCACCCCATTTAAATCAATCTCTCCTCTGGTAAACGCAAGATGAAGTGGTTGCATTTCTGGTAAATCAAATACTTCATCCGAGGTCTTATCAAATTGAGATCGCACGGTTTTTTGAAATTCAGATGTGTCAACTTTCATACCAAACTTATCATCTGCCCATTTCGCCCAACCTTCTTTTGGTCGTGATACTGTCCATGCCTCTCCTTTACGATTCATTGCCGTTATTGATGATACGTTTTGATATGCAGACACGAAAATATCTGGCGCAGATAAGGCTGGTGATCCTCCCGGGTGATTGTGTACCAAATCCATATCATCAATATCTTCGGCAATTTGACAACTTGCCCTATCATGCGTTTTTGATTCGTAGGTATAATTCCCATTTTTATATGCAATCATATGTTCATAATCCGCCTTATTATAATCTCGTTGTGCGAAATCCTTTGAATTCTCTTTTATTTGTTTGACGTGGTCTGATGATAATGATGATCCTTCGGTTGATGATCCTCCTACCTCACCGAGTCTGCCTGCGTGACCGAAGTTACCAGAACCTTCACCGCCCATATCACACCTGCCTGTTATCAATCGGTGAAGATGATTGATAATCCTTTGATTTATAATCACCAAGGGTTGAAGTTTGCACCTTCTCAAAATCATAATGCAAACTGAACCTGACTTTGCCTTCAGGAGTTGGCACTTCAGTATAATAGTTATTTGCCTCTAAATCAACGGTATCGAATCCTGTACCAACATGCGCGTCACCGATTGTTACTGGGATACGCTTGTAATTAGGATCGCCTTTCTCACCGATTTCGTAATAGGATTTTGAAGTGTAGATCATCTCCTGTTTACCACCTTCACCATAAATCACACTGTCCTGATTGAATTTCATACCGAGATTCATCAGGTCTGCCTTATCAGTTTCGTGAGTCATTATGAGGAACGAATCTTCTATCTCTCCATATTTCCCAACGACTTCAGTATATTGATATCCCATTTCATTCAGTGATGATTTAAGTTGATCGTGACGATCGCGGAAATACTGTTCGTCTTTATCCTTATCTTTCGCGCCTGCATCAGTTTCTTTCGTGTTGGGTCCCGCACTGACCAACCCATATTTTCCCGCATTAAGGACAGCGTTGAGTTCATCCTTTTTTAACGGAACAGATTTTCCTTGACCTTTCGGTTGTCGTGCGAACTTTTGATTTATCGTGTTCATTACCTCTGGTGCATATCGCATACCAGATACCAGTTCAGTTACATGCGGTACATGTCCTGCACTCGCAAACCATCCACTACCGGGACCACCCATTATTTCAACTCCTCAATCATTTTCATTGCCTCATCATACGTGATTCGTTCCATATGTCCTTGCATACACTCTTTAAACAGGTAATCGTCTTTTATCCACATCTGATCTAATGGTGACCAGTATGAGAAATTACCATCGAATTTTATTATTATATCCTTTTTTATTCCTGAATACACTGGGCGTTGTTTATAATATTGCGCCGATTTCATCATGAGTTTTATTGCATCTTCTTTTGTTAAAAAAGACTGTTGAGATTTAACCTCATAAACTGGTGCGGTATCAGTTGATTCCATAGTTACTCCCATGGCCCATAATTGCCAGATTTTAACATCATTTTCATTGCCGTTGTGTGATCGTATATACGTTTATCTGTTGTCGTATAATATTTTTCGTGTTTGTCTGCATTAAAGAACTGATTAAACACCGGGTCAAAGATAATCTTATCTTTTTGCGCATACCCATGAAAGTAAATACTGTCACCGAAATTTCCAAGTCGTGGGTATAAGGTCGCATGAACGATATTCCAATCGGGATTATCCATAACAAACCTGCCTGCAAGTTCAAAACATCTGCCTTGTCGTTCGATATCGTTCTTTGGGATGTTTGAACGATCGACTTTTGGTGCATCGACTTTCATTTCACTCAACCCAGTATAGGCATACGTGATTTCTTCTATCCCATGTTTTCGTTCTTTGACTTCTTTTGGCACACCTTCTTTAATGCGTTTTGCCTCTGTTTTAGGATGACCATTCAATCGTGACCCATGACCTATGTTTTTACTTTCTGGTGAAGATTTCGGCGCACTGCCTACACTCGCACTGCCACCAACCTCTCCCGGTCGTCCTGCATGACCAAAATTACCTGACCCGGGCCCGCCTACCATTATGCGCCTCCCTTATAATCAGTGATCTCATCAATCCCGGGGGGTTGGTCGATTGATTCCCAGTTGTCAACCATTTGTGACCATAGTGACCATTTTGTATAGAGATCGTCACTTGTCCGATACGCCTCATATAATTTATGTCCTGTCCCCTGCATATAGTTTGATCCTTCTGGTGTGTGGAACTGCACTTCTACATAATTACCGTCTGGTAGTTTCCATTGTGTGTTAATCCCATGATATTCTGGGTTCGATACCCATTTGTTTTCAACATCAACTGGTTCCCACCCTTCTTTTAAAAGTGAATCGTAGGTCATATAATAACCTTCAGTGTAAATATCTGGGGGGAATTCTGCGGTAAATCGTGAATAATCTTTGATACTGTCGGCAGCTTCTTGAACGGTCATGGGCTCGTTATATCGATTTGCCATATCCATTTTGCGCGAGATTTTCTCTGCGATAGAAGGTTCGCTCTTTGTTCGATAATTTGTAAGATTGTAATCTCCGTTAATGTCACCGCCATAATCACTAACGATCTTATTAAAGAGGTTCATGATACTATCAGAACGATCAACCGCGTCCGCGTGTCTGGTTGCAGCTTCTACACGAATATCAGGATCAACCGATTCTTCACCAGAATCTCTCCAATCTGCCACTATCCAACACCTGCAATTATAGTCAAGTGCAGGTTCACCAAACTCCATTGGTGCCATTGCCTGATACCCATCCCATTCTGTACCAGACCCGCTTGCAAAGGTTGTATCTTCACCAACAGTAAACGGTTCGTTGGCATCTCTTACCTGCCCATCAAGTGCCGCGTGTGCAGGTCTTACTTTCTCATCACCAGCGGTCATCCAGATTTTAACGGGTTTGAGTCCTGCATCGGTCCCATATTTCACACTTGCATCAATCGCACTTTGAGATACATGATGCGCCTCGTCTTTTAATGCGGCGATATCTCGCAGATATGTCTTTTCCATTGATGATTGAATTGATGCCCATGTGTCCTCTAACGGCGCGCCGTCTGGTTTCATGAGTTGACGCATCACGTCTTTTTGCATACGCACAATGGTATCAGATTGTCGTAATCTCATGCGGTCAATAAACGACATGCCGGGCCCAATTCCCGGTGATTTGTTGATAATGTCAGATACTTCCTGCGCAGATAGTTTTGGTAGTTTTATGGTTGTCAATTGCGCCGCAATATTCGCACTCCCGTTATAAGAGTAATTTGCGGTATCTGTGAGTATCTTTTGTGCCTTCGGTGCAACTTCACGCAGGTTGTTTTTTATTGCATATTCGATTTCCGATTTTAGTTTACCTATACGATTGTACCGTTGCATTTCTGCATAAGTAAGTGTACCAGCTTGACCGTATTGCCCATATGCATCTGCAACAACGTTTCTGACTTCCTGCATTGCGCGCGCGTAATCTGGTGCCGACAACTTTTCAAAGTCTGCCATACGAGTCTGCGCGTAATCTGCAAGGTGTTTGAATACATCCTGCAAATGCGCAGTCTGATATGGGTTTTGTGATGGTGATGCCATTATGATCGCCTCTGTCTTATATTCCAGACCATTTCTTTTTCATGGAATGCGCGTTCATACCAGTAAGGTTCGTGCCAGTTAGGATTGATAATACCATATGATGCAGTCACTTGAATAACCTTTGACCCACCGGGACCCGACCCGCCGGTCTGTTTAATCTTATATGTTGCAGTAGTAAAGACAATGTTTGACCCAGCGGGCGTGATCTGATATTTCGCATCGACTTGTATAAGACCAGAATAATCTCCTGTACCCCCTCCGCCACCTGAACCACCTGTGATCTTAATCTTATATGATGCCTGTTTAGATACTGTTTTACTTACCGCTATTTTAAACTGCGCTGATTTACTGATGGTAGTAGGGGTAATCCTTTGAATGAGGTATTGAGCCGCCTTTGTAACCGGGGCTGTTGTAATCCTTAATATTTTATAGGATGCAGATTTAACTACCGCTACAGAACTACTAATCTTATATTGCGCCGTCTTTTGAACTGTCTGGGATATCCGTTGAATCTTATACGCGGCTGATTTAGTAATGGTTTGACTACCTATTCCCTGACCAAAAATCCAGTATGTTGCCGATACCGTAATCGTTTTACTGGATTGGATTTTATATGCCGCAGATTTTGTTACTGTTTGGGATACCCTTTGAATATCATAGGTTGCGGATTTTGTAACTGATTGTGAGATTCTCTGAATGTGGTAGTCTGCCGATTTTGTGATTGCGGTAATTACTCTTGCGATTTTATACGCGGCACTCTTTGATACTGTGAAGGGGGAGGCAAGCAGGGCAATATTATACTTCGCAGTCTTTGTTACAGTCTGCGGTATGCGCTGAATTTTATATGCCGCGCTCTTTGTAACCGTTTGTGTGTTTGTGGATTGTCCTAAAATCCAATAGGATGCTGAAACATAGATTGTCTTTGTATTGATTATATCGTAATTGGCAGTTTTTGTAAGCGCAGATGTTACCCTGCCGATTTTATACGCCGCCTGTTTCGTAATGACCGCAGGAGTAATCCGTAGGATATCATACGTGGCTGATTTAGTGATGGTTGAGGGGGTAAGTCGTAGGATGCGGTATGCCGCCTGTTTCGTTAATGTTGGCGAGGTTAAAATTTTATAAGCCGCCGCCTTTTGAACTGCCAGTGTAATCCGTAAGATATCGTAGGTCGCAGTTTTGGTAATCGCTGAAGTAACGCGGGCAATCTTATATGCCGCGTTCTTTGTGAGTGTAACTGTTGCGCCTATCGGGATGATATTATATTTTGCCTGTTTCGTAAGGGTCTGGGTAGGGCGGAGGATATCATAACTTGCCTGTTTTGCTACGGTCAGGGAGGATAGAATCTTGTATGCCGCACCTTTAGTAATAGTCTGGGTTATCCGTTGAATATCGTAGTTCGCGGTCTTTGTGATTGTTGTTATGACCCGCGCGATTTTATATGCCGCAGTCTTTGTAACCGTTACCGTTCCCGTAGTAGTAGCGGGAGTAACCTCATATTGTGCGGTCTTTGTGATTGTTGAAGGGGTTATCCGTAAAATTTTATACGCCGCGCTTTTTGAAACTGTTTGGGATACCCGTAAGATATCATAGGTTGCGGTTTTTGTTACCGATTGACTAATCCGTTGAATATCATATGACGCGGTTTTTGTAATTGCGGCTGTTACGCGGGCAATCTTATACGCGGCTGATTTTGTGATCGCCGCAGAGGTTGTTCTTAAAATATCATACGTGGCTGTTTTTGTTACTGTTTGCGTTACCCTTTGGATTTTATACGCGGATGTTTTCGTAATCGCGGCTGTTACCCGCGCGATTTTATATGCCGCTGATTTACTAACGGTTTGACTTGCCCGTAAAATGTCATAGGATGCAGTTTTAGTTACGGTAGATGTTGTCCGTTGAATGTCAAGATAATCATTATCCAGTGTACCCGAATCAAGAACTAATGGATTGGATGTGCCGGGGGCTGAAGGGGCTAATGCAAGTTTTTGACCGATTAACGATTGATAATATGGGGGGTTAATGAGTATTTGTGCAGGGGTACAAACAGGATCAGCTCCCTGATATTTTGTAACGAATACCCAATCTAATTCAAATGCGTTGTTTATTCCAGTACTGGTATCACACAAGAATCCGACTTGATGTTCCCCAGTATCCCCTACTGTATCAGCTCCCAGATAAACGTTATTACAATAAACCAGTGTGTTCGTTGCTCCATTACGGATACATTCATATCGTGCAAAAACGCCTGAAGTTATCCCGGTGTAATAATTGGTACTTACCCCATCCCAATAAACATCAGGATCTGCCCATCCGGTAAAGTAAAGATTCGAGGCTCCATCCCCGATATAGAATCCGTGATGTGTTTCGCTTGACCCATTGATATATACTTTTTCATAAAAGACTAATCTACATGTCGCCGCGACTGCTGAATTGGTACGGATACCCTCATAAACTCCTGTGTGATCGGCAAGCGTTGTCTTAAAAACAGAATTTGATATCGTATCATCTGTTCCATCAATCCTCGTCCATAATGTAGTATCAAGAGATGACCCCGTAAAATCGTCAAACAGTTCAAAGATTGACCCCGTAGATTCTGAAGTTGCAGTACCATTCCCGTAATAACAGAAAAATTCTATTGCGTTATTATTAGTTTCGGTTAATTTTACCCATACAACAGCCGATACGCGGGTTGTTGTCGAAGTGGTTTCTATCCAATATGGTAATATTCTTTTATAATCTGAAAAACGTAGGTCTGCGAAATCATCCCGCATACCGGGTTTCCAAGGAATAGTGATTTTTACCTGATATCCGGTTGTTGTAGGGGGATTAGCTACCGCTATCCTTTGAACAAATTTCCATTGAGGATAGAAGTATGCCATAAGGAGTTACCCCCTTATGTTGATTTCTGAACGATAAGTTTTACCGTTGCATACGTGATACTCGTTGTATCGGGATTATAAATAGTTCCGGTCATCCATTTGCCCGATGGAATAAAGGGTTTATTCATAATCCGCATAATACTTGACGATGCAAAGGGTAAGGTGAATTGATCTACCGCAGAATAAGATGCTGTTGTGGATGTGAAAGGCGATGATGTATCCAAACTGTAAATTTTACAGATTGCCCCGGTTGTTCCTAATGTGCTGTAGACTACCTGACATTGAGCTTCGGCTAATACTGCTTCAGACATATCAATCCAAGTACACGCGGTTGAACCATATTCCGATGATGTTGCTATGGTTACGGTACTAAGCGTATGGTATATTGTTTTTGTGAATGTCATGTTGCCACCACCGTATTGAAAATGACTGTGGATGATACTGCCATGATCTGAATCTTTTGATAGATTTGTGATGTGGGATTCTGTGAACGGATAACAGATGCCCCGTAGTTTGAACGTAGATATGATTCAAATCCAGATTCAATAGTTGAACGTCGCGCGTATGCCATTGCCGCCAATCCAGCTTCGTTAAATTCTGGGGGTGATACCTCAATGCCTGACATAAAACTTGCATGTAGCCACGGTACTAACCACCCCTGATTAATATCAAGAGTAGTACTATCTGTGAAATCGAAATCTACTTTAAATACCGAATTGTCATTTGTTTTTGTTACGGTTATCGAATTCTTGTCAATAGTTGCCATTATGTTCTCCTTTACCCCACCGTTGACCCGTATGCAGTTGTCCACACATCCGCGGGGTATTGTGGGACTGCGGTTGTTCCTATGAACTTAAAGTCTTTTATTTTAACGAGTGGTGCAGTTGTTGATAATGCGTAGAACGTATAAGTTTCTCCACCCGCGATCGTCATTATAGTTGAGAATACCGCCCAACTTGAACATGAGGGGAATATCCCAAAAATCACACCCGGCATTTTCGTTGAAAGTGTTGCAGTCGTTTTAAAGTCAACCGGTTGGTTTGACCCTGCTCTTGGTGCAGCTTGAACGAATAACAGAACAGAGGTATTTACAACATTTGTGGAACAGGTTGCCGCGGTTACGGTTACATCGACTTTACTCGGTAAAACGTAATTGGGGATTCTGACTGAATAGATCGGGTATGCCCATGAGGTTACGGTTGCCAACGCACCGACAAATGTTGATAACTCTGCAAACATTGTCGTTGCAGTACCGGTGGTATATGCCTTCCACATCTCTGTCGGGAGATTGCCTGTTGAAATCAGGTTGGTGTTTGCAGTTGTGGGAGCTGCCCACCCACCTGTTGATGTGAGGAATTTGGTTGAGAATGTATCCAATGACGGGAGATATCCGTGTGCGGAAGTTGTCGCGTTCCAGTTCGTGTTACTTGACATTGCCTGATGATCTACCGTTGAATCTGCGTGATTGAGTGCGTAGATCATATCATTCCATTCTGCGGCAAAAAGAGTTGATGCGCCGTGTGCAGTACTTAACACCATAGTTAACTCACCTGTAATCGTTCTATATCGTCAATGACAATCACTCCATCGTCAGGCATTATGGCTAACATGACTTTTTCGTGACCGTATTGATATCCAAAAACGTAAATGCGGAATGATTCAAGAGGTTGCATTTCGATATCAACACCCACCTGTACGCGCATGACGTTCTTTGTGTGAAAATGTATTAGTTTATATCCTGTCTTCCAGTAAATGACAATCGGGGCTTTATTGTCAGTGACCATCTGAACTTTATTGATTGGTCGTGCCTGATTTATATCAGAAAAAGGATGATATTTACCTTCATCGTCAAACTGTTTGAGAACCGATCCGTCATCGTAATAGATTTCCCATTGCCATCGCTCTGGTGCGATTTCAATCGGTTCTTTTCCGTCCTGATAAAAATAGTGTGTCATTGTATTGACCGCCCTCTATCGTGGTATGATAGATATTCATTTTCGTTTGACCATTCTGAATCCAATACCAAACCCAAAATATTTGGGTACGTGCGTGCGTTCCTTATCAGGAATACTCTTTTTTCCTGCGGGTTTTGCGGCACGACCTGTTGCCTTTCTACCTGAACCGGGTCCACCCATTCAAATCACCTTATGCGACTTCATCATATTGGAATGAGAGTGTCACTGTCTGCCCGACTGTTGCACTTGAACTTGCATAGAGCTGGAACACAACGTAGTCCGAGAACCCAGATGATCCTGACAACCATGAAGATGTGCCTGAAATCATCACGTTATTACTCGCTGGGATGACTGTTGATAGAACCACGTTGTAGTAATATGTTGTTTCTCTTGACAGGGTACTGGGTCCCGAGCTTGTTGGGAACGTAAGAGCCGCACCAGTTGTTGAACTTGCATTCGTCCTGATCTCTGCACTCGCACCGAGTGATGATGAACAATATACTTTGAAGTTGTAACAATAGGTTGACCCACCGAGTGTTGACATGTTGAACCTGACCCACTTTTCAAACGATCTGCCGAGTGAAGTTGCCGCGGGTATAGGATATAAGTTCGCAGTCAGATTCGTCAAATCTGCCGCGGTTGTCAACGAATACCCAAAGTTAAGTGAAGTTACACTTTGCGTAACTGTGGGCGTCGTACCGTTCGATTCTGAAATATACATTGTAGCTGCCATAATGTATCCCCTCCTTGGGAAAAAGTCATGCGGGAGTTGCACCAGCGATCTTCGATGACTCAACTTGTTTTGCGAAATCTAATGCAGGATTGCCGGGGTCGGTTTTAACGAACGTGGTTTGTTGTCCTGTCTTTGGGATACGTTCTACCTGAATAATGCGCGTTGGTTTGTAATAAGTAGGAATTTCACCATCTGGGTCTTTGAGAGTCGTTGCAAGAGTGTAAGATATCGCTTTATACTGACCGCCTTTCAGGATCAGTTCTTTCTCACCATAATCTTCAGAAAAAATCGATGGTTCACCTTTCTTTGCAACGAATTCCAAAACATCGATCGTCTTGGAGTTGTTGTTGTTTGAATACACAAAGGAGAACTTTGACGCTGGACGCAATGATAAAGAAGTGGACTGAAATGCGTTATCAGTTATTGTTTTTCCTGATATTAAAGTGTTTGCCAGATATTCTGGTACTCCGCGATATACTTTCACATCTCCTTTTAATGGGGTTTTCTCCATTGCGCGATTGAGATTTTCAATATCTTTTTGTGCCTGCATGATTGCCTCATCCTTCGGGATAAGTCCGTGCGTTCGATATACCCAAATCTGATCTGGATGACCATACTTCTCGTCACTGGGATCAATACCGCGCATTATTTTATTGATGGTTGTATAGTCACCACTTGCATTGGTATATGCGCCAATTGATTCAAACGCGTCCTTATCATAATGCCCATTAATATGTTCGATCTCGTAGTTGTTGGGGATTTTCGCATACTCTTTGTCAATGCGTCCTACCTGTAAAACATCAACGGTTTTATGGGATACGTGTCCTGCCGATGCGAACCAACCACTACCTGCACCACCCAAGATTCGTCCTCACTTCTTTGATTTCAATACTCTTGACCTTGAACCTTCCATTGGCGGGATTCTCCTGCCTGAAGTCCAAGGGTTGTTCGATTGCCAGTTTGATTTCATAGTCTTTGTCGATACTTTCTTTGTACCAGTTGTGACAAGATTCTTCGGTGAATGTCGTTTGCCACTACCGGGTCTGGGTCCACTACCGGGTCCACCCATTTACTTTACCCCCTGATAATCCATCTGTCGATACCCCACGGGAGAATTATAATCTCCCGGTTGAGGTTGTACTTGATTTTGTCCTTGATCCTGTGCGTTGGGTTGTGCAGGTTGTTCCTGTGGGTTCTGGGCATTCGCATTTGCGAATTGTTGAAGGTTAATCTGTTCCTGTTGTTCTGCCTTCATTAATTCCAACTCCTTTTTAGGGTCTGGAACGAACGATAATTGTTTGAGTCTGGTTTCTTCAGATACAAGTCCTGCCAACATTGAGGTTGTGGACGCCTCATCTGCAAGGTTCAATGGGAAGTTTCTCTTAAACTTATACTCCACATCATCTGGTTCAAAGTCAACAGCTTCAATCTGCCATTTGGTACCAACGATTTCAAACATCTGATGCAGTGCAACTTGGAATTCACGTTCCGCTGATATACATTTTGATTCCAGTTTGAATAGTTTAAACTTCAGTGCAACCCCAGAGATATTACCTGCGAACGCCTGATCTCTGAAATTCGGCGACCCACTGAAATAATAGATATCTTCACACAACCTATTCAAGTGATTTTCAATTACTGTGTCGTTAAGATTCTTCTGGATAAATTCAACACGATCTTCCGGGTCGTCAAACCCTATTGTACCAGTCTTTTTGATTTGTGCAAGGAAATCGTCATCTGGTCTTACACCATAGATTGCCATGTATGCCAGCCGCATCTGTTCCAGTTCTGAAGATAGATCAGAGAGTGTGCGATCGTATGCGTCAATTAATGACAACACTTTATCGCAGTCACCAATCATTTCATCATTGTTCGGGAATCCTATTAATGGGCAGGTTGCGAACATATGCGGTTGAGGTGGTTTGTTGGGGTCTAATGTAAACGTCACCATTTGTGAGGCGGTTGGTGATGGGTTAGTATTGGAAGTATCGATTACCTGTATGAAGTAATAGATATTCTTCTCATCATAAAACTCGCACTTGTAAATCGTTTGAGTGTTATCTATCCCACTGATTGCGACCTCCTCTTCCCAATATCGCAATGCGTAATCTGGATGTTGAATGTCATTGTCATCGACAAGGAAAATGCACTCCCACGGATACACGTTCTGCACATGTTCATCGCCATCCTCGCCGACAAAACACAGTCGCGCACCGAACCCACATATTGCGGCGAACTTTGCGGTTTCTGCATCGACCTCTGAAAGATTCTCTCTGCGCGCGAAGTCCTGAAGTTTCTCATCAATGATCTTTTTGTTTTGTGCCTCAATAGGATTTGGTTGACCCGTTGATTCGTCGGGTTCTGGTTCACGATAGGTATAACTTACAGGAATACCAAGAAGATACCCGACTTTGGTATCTACGATATCACTGAAGAAATCATTATTGAGTTTTGAGTTTATTTTTGATTGGTCAAGGAATTCGCGACTGAACACAGGTATCGATTCTTTTGACCCGATATATCGCCCATGCATGTCGGTCATGCGTTTGCGATTATCTCTGTTTGATTGAACGAGTGCGGCAATCATCGCACCGTCAATCTCCGCACCATTATTTAATGCATTTAAAACCACAGTTACTTTACTCACGAACGCACCCCCGCGCGCAAAAGAGGAAAAATAGATGGATTATATTTGATTGTGATATTATTAATAATTATCTATGACACGCGGCAAACTTCTCGTATGACCCATGATCAAGCTCTATGCCTAATGATAATGCGGTTTCATAGAAATGTTTGTTGTGTGTGTGATTGCCTGTGCCATGTATCAGTTCATGAATAATTACGTCACGCAGCTTATCCATCCCATATTTCCCGCAGACAAGATCGTGATCAAGAGTGAGTTCAATATACGGTCGTTGATACGGTTCGGGTTTTGGTTTATATCCCAACGTCATCTTATATTTTGAAGGAAGAAGTAACCCACATGTTCCATAAGACCCGCGTAATCTCCTGATACGCAAATCTACTGGGCAGTCAATACCTAACTTCGGTGCATATTCCCTGATAGTTCTCCAAACAAAAGATTCATCGATCATTTTTCATCACTCTTAAAATAATCTTCTCCACATTTACGTACAAACACACGATCTCTATTTAAAAGTCTGCGAAATTTCTTTTCAAACTCCTCGGATTCAGTAAGTTTTTTCTTCATTTCACACACTCCACATGTTGTCCTTTCTGCACTGGCACTGTACCAGTTGTTCCTTTCCACTGTGTGACGATCGTATATGCGTCACCTTCCTGAAAATGTTTTTTGCACTTCAGGCATTTCTTATCGCCATACACCTTGCCCCAGTCCTCATCCTCTTTGTGAGTCTTGTTAAAGACTCTGCGGAGAGGCACACGATATACCCCGCCCACTGGACGGAGAATGTCTGGTGTTTTCTTCACGATATCACTCCGATAATACTGTTGACAGTATTACAATTACTAATTGACCTATGAGGTAATATAAGTTTCTGTCAATCTGGAGTCAGATTGGGTCACGATTTGTAAATACCAAGAGATTTGGTGTTAAAAGAGGGTTTTGGGTGCGCACGCAGGTTTGATGTTTTTACCAGTGGTAAGTCGGCTTCGATGTTCTCTCCACCAATGATGGAGATATACGTTTCAGCGGTAAGGAATCCTTCCGCAACATCCTTATGTGCCTTCAGGAGATAATCTCCAATGGCAAGTGCGTCAACAAACGCATATGCCCCGGTTGCATCAGTGACAACACTCGCAACAACAACCCCGTCCTTTTCAAGAGTCATCGTTACATTCTCAACATCGCCACCGTAGGATACAGTACCCTTAACGGTGCCCGTTTGAGGAACCGGCTTTACCAATTCCAGAAACATCAAATACATGACAACAATATAATAGATTGTTGCAATTACTATCGCAGTGTTCGCATCCATATTACACCCCTTTATATCAATATAAACGACTACAATCATTAAATAATTTTGTGAAAATGCACTGGGACACCGAACCACATCTCGTTATCAGGAATGTCGCGTGTTACAAAAGAGTGCGCACCAACCACACTGTTTATCCCAACAGTTATCCCGGGCATGACTGTTGAGTGTGTGCCTATACGCGCGTTTTTCTTAATCAATACTTTTCCTTGTTTACCATCGATCGTGGATACTGTATAGATAGAACAATGCGAACCGATTTGAACGTCATCCTCAATAGTGATGCCCTGTTGTGCCTGAAGATAACAGAATGCCCCGATATCCACATGGTTTCCTAAAGTGAGATATTCTGGTCTGCATACCATCCAGTTCCATTTAGTAGGGCGATTATGGATTATTTTTGGCTTCGTCCACATGGCAAACATCCCATTTTGTTTCGGTCTTATTGAGTTTTTCCAATCCGAATTTTAGGGTTCGGCTGATATACCGGGAGCCTGTTGCGAATGACGCGAATTTTGTGCATCCTGTATTTGAACACCTGAAAATCAGTTCAGTACATCCATCCTCATGTTTTGCTTCGGTGAATACCCAATTATGTTTCATGTGGAATCCTTAATATTATCTTCACGCGCCTGTTTGAATGGATCGGTATCGCAGGTATACGGGCAATCAGGATAATTCCCTTTTATCATCTGTTTGATAGACCTGTAATTCCGTTTAACAGAGGGGTCTATTGCATCAGGGTCATCCATTGGCAATTCGAATGAGATATCGCATCCCGGATTCACGCAAGTATATTTTACGTGATACCCGCCCGGATGAACGATTAATTGTTTGAATACAAAGTCATGTTCCATATTTTTCCCTCAATATCTTTACAATTTTATCACTGGCACCGATTTCAAAGGATCCCTTTGTTCGATTCTTGTTACGATCACCTATCATTACGATCTGTTCGGGTTTAAGGAAATAGGGAGCTTCGTAGATCGCGCAGGACGAATTGGTGATGAATCGCGTGCAGTTCTTTAAGAGTCCGAGAAATTGCGGTCTGGGTAGATTCTCATAATAGGTATCAACACCCACAAGTCTGCCAATATTTTTATCTGGATTTGATCCTATCTGAATTTCGTGACGTTTATGATCCCATATCCATCCTGCGGTCAGCAGTATTGTTTCACCATTCATCAGAACCAGATCATATTCCTGTTTGTGACATTCTGGAAAACAGGAATGCGGCACCAGTGATTCGTCAACCTCCAAATCATCCATGTGTGAAATACCCACAACGTGAATATTGTGCCTCGAATTCATCAAATGAAAGTTTTTTCGTAAATCTGCAACAACATCCGCGCATTCATCACTTTCAACAAATTGAATGTCTGACCAGAGTGTGATGCAGTGACGATCAATATCATCGAAGGTGGTTATAGGGATGTTCACCACTCCTCCGTAGAAATGCGCGATCTTGATCTTGTTATGAAATGCGGCGCACGCAGCCGCGCACATTTCTACACGATCACCTGTAATGAAAACAAGGTCTGGTTTCCACGCAAATGTGCCAACATGATTCTGTCCTCTGCACATCAAGTCAACAACCTGATACGATGGTATGAACTGTTGTGCATCAAGTCGAATTGTCTTTACCTCAAACCCTGCCGATTTCATCCGTTTGATAACAGGTGCAGATAATCCCTCATCGCTTCGACAACCAATAGGTACAAGTATTTTAACCATTCACAAAACACCATATCCTGAAACGATTGAGATCATCCCATGCCAAACAACAGATTGCACCAAAAATAGCAAGTAAAATCATGATTGTAAAAGTTTTAATCGATGGTTCAATAATCATATAAATAAATGCGAATGTAGTAGTAAATGTTGATAATATATATCCAAACGAAAAAAACTCAAACATTCCCTCAAACATATCCCACTCTTTCCTCATTCCCAATCACTCATATCCACGACTTCTTTTTTTGTTCGTAAGATTTGCAGTTTCATCTCTGGTGAGTCTTTACGCAGGTGCAGATAATAGGTTTTCACAGTATCAAACCCGGGAGAAACCATGATGAGTCTGCCTTTCCCAAAGTCCTGCATTTCAAACAGTTCGTATTTATCCGTTGTTGTCATAGTCATGTCCTGTCATGAACCCACCGGTTGACTCCCCATTCGTTCCCACATTCGCATCGCATTTCATACGTCACACCACCACCAATCTGCGGTCGTTCACACATTACACGACCTATTTTCCCGCAGATTTCACATAAGAACGGTTGATCGTTACTCAATTCCCAGTCACCTCTTTACATTGCCACGTTGCACCGCATCGACCACATTTCATATGCAGTATTCGTGGTTCGCGTTTCATTACTACACCTACCAGATTACATTTCGGGCATTTATATGGTGTGTCTGATATCATATCAATCATAACGACCATCCTTTATCGATCGTTATTACCTGCCCGTTGATCGCGTTGTCTTTGTGTAACAACATATCAATAACAGGTAATATATTCTTTGTTGTGATCATCGATACACCACCACTTTCCTTATAAAGTTGTTGGAACGCAAGTGATTGTTTATCATGAACACCACCGGGTGCAATGCAATTAACTTGAATGTAATAAGGTTTAAGTTTCTGCGCCAAGAATCGTGTTGCGTGTTCTGTGCCTGCCTTCCAGATCGCGTATTCAATCGGTGTTTCTTCAATTTCTGTATCTTGATAGATTGAGAAATCGGGTACCTTGTGACCATAGATTGATGAAAACAGGATCATTTTGCCTTTACCCTGTTGTTTAAAGTGATTGATAACCGTGTTCCATGTTATGAACTGTTCTGATGGTTTGCCATATCGCGCGCAGTCGATGAATACATCAAGATCAGGATACATATATTTGTGTAATGGGATACGCGCATCAACGCGCGCACTACAACCAATATAATCATCATAGTCAAAATAGAGATCATAATTGATAATGGTGTTCGGTACTAAATGATGACGAATTGCAGTACCAATTAACCCTGACCCACCTGTTACCAAGATTTTCATGTGTGTTTGACCCCGCGTTTTATTATGTGTGCGTTGTCAGGATACATGTTTTTTTCGGTAATGTCGTGGAACACTTCATGCACTGCAAGTTCAAACTTAACCGATTTCTCAAAGTCGTGTGCGACTGATGCGTAATATTGACTACCTGCAAGAAATCCTTTTTTCACCATTTCTTGTTGATAAAGAGTTGCATATACGTCTTTATCAATATAATCAAATCGTTCGTCCTCAATGAATTCAAAGGTCGCAAGCGGGTCAATGCCGGTTATTTCAAGTTTAAGTCCGCATTCCTTCGCAGCTTCTTTCCAGAGTTTCTTTACAGCTCCTCCGTTACGAACCAATGTGTCCTGCACACGATTCTTTTGCATCTTCTCAATAGTGGCAATCGCGGCACAAAATCCTGTGCGTTCTGTGTTGAAGGTTGACGATACGAACGTGTCATTATATGCACTCATAACATGTTCGTTCCCAACGATCGCGCAGATAGGATACCCATTACCCATCGCCTTCCCATAGACCACGATATCCGGGTCCCAGTTGCGCGTTATGTCAAGATACGTGCCACCAAGATGTGTCCTGAACCCAGATGTGATTTCGTCATAGATCAACGGCACATCTGCATCATATGTTTTTTGGCACGCCTCATTCAAGAAATCTGTGGTGAACAGTGCGGGTTCAAGAATCACCGCGGCAACGTTTGACAGGTCTGCATCAAGTTCAAACTGCCCAATCTTTTTCTTCAGGCATTTTGGGATACCTGCATTTGGTTGCCCGTTGGGTCCCATATATAATGATGCGTCAAACTCACACGAACCCGCCATATACCAGTCGTGCCACCCGTGGTATCCCCAATGTAGGATTTTAGATTTACCTGTATGCGCGCGCGCGACTCTGATCGCCTGTGATAGTGCATCACAACCCAATCGACTGAACCTGACCATGTGCATTGCAGGATTGGTCTTTAAGAGGAGTTCCGCCAGTTCGTATTCTTCATAACAGTTTAAAGAGGTCATGTTGCCGTCACGGATACATTCTCTGACTGCATCATCAACATCTTCATCCGAGTATCCAAGAGTGCAACACCCGATACCCATCAGGTGGAAGTCAAGATACTTTTTGTTCTGTGCAACAATCTCGCACCCATGCGCGCGATCGGCATACTGTGGATAGTTCGCACTCTTTAACTCTGGTCGTTTTGAGAGAAGTCCATTGCCACCCGGCATGATTTTTTGTGCGTCCCGATAACTTACAAATTTACTCGTAACCTCACCTCATAGTGTGTTTGACTGATTTGATGTGATTGAATAATACGGTGTGGGGGGATAGGTATATGTCCATGTAGTCCTTTGTGGTGTGTGTTGACAGTAACAACATTTCGCAATGCGCGTTTCGCAATCGTAGTTATCAGGGCAACATCTGCATTCGCACGTATGACATTTGTTCTTATAACAACTCTTTTTCCCAGTTGGGAGATAATTTGAACATTTATCTTTACAGTTATCACACATTTTAAATCGCCTCTGAAATCTTACCATCTTTGAGTTGATCGTAGTTGTAGAATTTATCTTCAATCTGCAACACGGGAGCGTTCATTTCAAAACACCCGTTGAACCGCATTTCAGTAATCGATTCTGGTGAGGACATGTCTTTCTCCTCAAACTCATATCCTGCGGCGTGCAACATTCTTTTGACGTTATCGCAGTTCGGGCAGTCGGTTAACGTGTAAAGTATCATCCGGGCACCGACCTCCATTTCAGGATACCTTCTATCACATAGAAATCCCAGATGTGATCGACTTCAAACGATTGCCATTCCTCCATGACATATGCAAGAGTGTCCTCATGATCAAAACTCTGTTTTTGTCGATAGGTATCAACGAATGATGCATAGAGTGACCCGTCCATGAAATAGACAGGGCTTAATGCCTGCCTGCGCGGGTGTGCGGGGTATTCTGCACCATCATATGGTTGCAACTGGTCATCTCTGCCCTTCTTAAACGCAAGAACGGGATGACATTGTTCTGATTTGAAGACAGATACCATCGATCGATACTTTGACCGGAACAACGCGGTCAATGCCTCATTGATCTGTTGTCCTGTTCGCAGTGGCGAGGTTGGTTCAAGTAATAGGACAACATCATAGGTTTCACCGAACCGTTCTTTGAGTGTGTCCAGTGTATGAATGATAACTGGATAGGTTGGGGTTGTATCGTGCGCCAGCTCTGATGGGCGTAAGAACGGCACCAATCCTTTACCGCACCATCCTTCCACAATGTCTGCATACTGTTGTGACTCTGTTGATACCACAATTCTTTGCAACGGATACCCGCAGTTTTTCGCAGCTTCCACACTGTGCCAGACAAGTGGTTTGCCCCAAAGAGGTTTGATGTTTTTGTCGGGAACGCCTTTACTACCTGCACGCGCGGGTATGATACACAATACACGCGGCGTTTCGACTTCTCCACGGTAAATATCGTGTTCATCAGTAATATCTATCATCGGGATATCCTTTTTTGAATCTTTTGGTTCTTTCGGTTCTTTCTTTGTGGTCTTTTCAACTTTCGCCTTCATTCTTTCACCAGTCTATTATCTATCGGCTTTGATACCGCATAGTCTATAACTGTTTTTTTACCCATTACTTTATCAATAAGTTTTTTTCGCAGCTCTTTTGGGAATTCTTCTATGGGAACACTATCAAATTTCATAACCTATCCCTCCAAAATTGATTTAATTCTTCTGGTTGTTTTATATTACAAAGATATAATGCGTAAGATTGCGCAAATGTTTCCCCTGCGTGTTGTGATGGTTTATAATTATCAGAATATTTTGAGTCAATAACATCATAAAAGTATTTTTTAAGTCCATGAGTGCGAAAATCAACAAAGTCCTGTTTGCGTGTCACAAACTGCGCACGATGCCCGATTTCGTGAAGTAACGATCGCTCTCTTTCATCTGATGTTTTTGATAACCACCCATCCATTAAGAGCAGACTATCATGTTCTGGGAAATAACAGGATGAACCTAACCAACTCCCCCCACCAGTTACGTAAAGTTCTTTTAATCCTTCGTAATCTTTTTGAGGGGCTTTATCTAACGCGTTTTTTATATCATGCGCATTTTGAAACGCTTTGTCTTTATCACCAATATTATCATAAGATATCAATTTTATCCCGCGATAGTTTGATTCGCCATAAGAATCCTCTCCCAACCCGTCAACGTTTTGGTGTGGGTTTGGTGCGGCACCACCCGGCGCACTGCCTCCGACTTCTCCGGGTCTGCCCGCATGACCATAATTTCCTGATGTTTCTGTACCAACCATTCTTATACACCTTTTCTATAAATCGAATAAGAGTTGTAATCACTTATTAATGTTTCATCTGGGTTTACGAGATTGTGACTCAAACATTCTCCGGGACGTAATCCTGTAATCGATATCTCTGCGTTCGGATACATTTTGTCAAGTAATTCCTTCATGTTATATTCCTGCATCTTGGGAACGATGATATCCCCCGTCTTGCCAAACGATAAAGAGTTAATGACAAGATCAGCTACATCCTCCGTTTTAATGAAGTATCGCATCATGCGCGAATCGGTCAGCGGGAGCGGTTCGCCTTGCGCATAGAGTTTATCCCAGACTTCAAACACGTTGCCCGCACTTATCCAGAAGTTACCTGACCTCACAATAAAGAACTTGGTGTAATCAGATATCCTACCACCATGCGTCCACAACCATTCAGCCGCAGACTTTGATACACCATACGCACTGGTTGAATCGACTGCCTTATCTGTGCCAATCATGACCGCAGACTTGACTTTCTGTTGAATCGCAGACTCCATCACATTTTCTGTTCCTGTGATGTTGGTCTTATTGATTTCGGGGATGTTCTTTTCAGTGACATTCAGGTTTTTCATTGCGGCAGTGTGGATTACATAATCACACCCTGTCATCGCAAAGTTCACGCGCGTATAGTCGCGGATATCACCATATATCGCAGTGAATCTGGATTTATCGGAACAACTTATAGTTGCGAGTGCAGATTCGCTGATATCCATGCATCTTACCTTATATCCAAGTAGGAGTAGTTTTTGACATAAGATTTTGCCAAGACTTCCTGCCCCTCCTGTTACCAAACATGTTTTCAATCTTCATCCTCCGTTTCACCACAATATTCACGATACATTTTATTGAACCGTCTTTTTAGTTCATCCTCAACACTGGAAATCGCAAGGTATTTACATTTAATGCAATTGATACAGATACGTTTCTTACAAAACTTTGGTCGTTGAGGTTTTTTTACATTCGGGTCGTAATGCGGGTTTGGTTCTTTTACCGTCTTAAACGATTCTGTATCGGGCACATATCGATATACCCATTTTGAATTTTTTGAACGATACTTCCAGAGGCGGGCGCAATATCCTTCAATGATAATGTGATTCCATTTCATTGTTCACCGTAACGCGCGCGCATACTTGAATGATCGTAACATCCAATCCACCATGCAAGGCAGTTAAAATATCGCCGCCTGTATGCACAACTACCGCGCCTGCGTTTGACAACATCAATCATAGTATTTATAAATTACTATGTGATACTATTTAAAGATTTATTTAAAAGAGAGTTACTTACCCTCATAGGGCAGTATTCTGTTATCAATCAGTGTATAAAACCCACTTCTTGTTTCAGGATAACAATTGGTATCACGCAGGTATTCCAACGCGTTTTTATCGAACAGTCCTCCACCATCACAGATGCGGTACCATCCTGATTTATCCCAACCTTGACACATTTGATGACCGTGTGCGCCTATTACGTTGCAATGATATTTCGCCGCAAGATCACGCACTACTGACAGGTTAATGATCCTGAAGTTCTTTGGGTGACACAATAACCAACAATTATCTCCTTGATTTAAATGCATATGATCGTCCATCGTGATATGCACATGATCGTTAAAATAATCTTCAGAATAGTTACCGGGTATTGCGAGTTTAAACAGTTCTTTCATACCCATCCTGCCAGCGTTCATATCAATCCATCTCTTTTCGTGATTGCCTCGGCAGATATAAATGTCCTTGAACTCCTGCATGAGAATTTTTAAGTGGAATCTGACCGATTCGACTTCTTCTTCAAATGCCTCCATTGGGGTTAATCGCGTGAACTTTGTATAGTTGTCGCAATCCCACATATCACCAGAAATAAAAAGAGAGTCGATACCATACTGTTTACCAACAGTCACCATGTTTTTGAATAGTTCCCAATCGACAAAGGGTAAATGAAAATCACTGGTGATTAGTGCGTTATTACAGGATATATCAAGAGGATTTCTGCGTTCATCCAACTCGGCAGAATAAGAAACGTTGTCACGAACGCGCGGCGGATGTGTATCTCGCCACTTTTTATCATCAAAATGTTTCTTGTCAATATTTCTGCGTGCATTTCGTTGTTTATCAGATATTTTACTCGCCATTCGTCACCTATAAAATGTCTTTAAATACTCTTTATTATCGCAATGGATATAAAGGTTGCGTCGGATTCACTCGTCCAATGCGTCTTTTGCGATTTTCATGATAGAATTGGTGAATTCTTCTCTTTGATCTTTATACCCACATACTCTTGCAGGATATGGGCATTGCAGGTTAAAATCTTCTTCAAGCTGGCAATAGAAATACGGGACCACTTCCCAAACACCGGGTCTTTCCTCAATCGGCGTGCGCATTTCATCTTCAACACAATAATTACAGTATTCTGCCATTAATACCTCCGCATTTCGGTTACTTCAAGGGTTTCCGTATCGTATTTGAGTAAACGATTTGTTAATAGGTTGATATCAATACAATATGCGCGACCACCAAAGATAAGGACTGCCTGCGCGTTTGGGTCACCCATATCTTGATAGATTTGTCCGATTTCTATCAGGTCAAGGAAGACCTTTTCTTTACACTCCTCTTTTTCATCCATTTCACCTGATCGCCTCATACCCAATTTTTATCATCGTTGAGAAGTCCTCCGTCATGTGCCTGTATGCGATCGACCAGTTGTTCCAAATCGCGTATCGTGAACGATACTTTTTGGTCAAGTGGTTCGTAATCGTACCAGTCCAACATCGCGTGTACTTCGATATATTTGAAGTTGTGCAGTTTGTTCGCTAACACCACATGATTAACTATCGGGATGTGACATGAATACCCATCGAATTCAGTAAAACAACTCAAATCAGGAATTGCCTTTGGCGGGTATTCGGGAACACAAAAAAGATAGAACGCGTTGGGATGTGTGCCAACTTTATCAGTGGATATTAAGATGTTTTGATTGAGAGCGTATATCTTTTGTAGTATATCAAGGTTGTCATGATCTTTGAACCTTACTTTCCAAAGTTTAACGTAAGGTGCAATCATATCAACCGCCTCTGGATACATAGGTGTGCAGAGGAAATCTACACCGTGATGCAGACAACGATAATAGAGATATGCAATTTTTTCTTGATTCAGAGTGATTGCAATAAGTTCCTTTGGCATAGTCCGTTCTGGTAAGAACGCCTGAAACTTAACAGCGTTAACACCTGCCTCCGCGCATCCTTCAATCAGTGCATCAGCTTCTTGTAGGTTTCTCCAGTTGACGCACGCATCTGCAATTATGTAAGTCATACATCTATCTCCATTTGATAAAGTCCTGCATAGTTTTCATTCTTCTCAATCCCTATCGCGTTCCTCTTTAATGCACGCGCGACCTGCAAAGTAGTACCACTCCCCAAGAACGGGTCAATAACAATATCGTTCTCGTTTGTGTAGGTCAACATTAAATCCTTGATCAACCATATGCGCGTTGGTGATTGATGCATTGCGGATACGTGCGTGTGATGATTATCAATCGAATACATTAAATCTTCTTCAATCCTACTGGGTCCCGACCAGATTTTAGATGTATTTTGTCGATTGAATACGCGCGGTGTTCCTTTTGACATGCAGAACACATATTCAAACCCCTCTGGGTAATTTGGGTCAGTGCGCACGCGTTTATTCACAACGATTGTGGCGTGGCAGAAAAACCCCTCTTTTTTGAACTGAAGTAATTGTCGTGCAGGCGCGTTGTTTTCATACTTCGTTTTATCTGGTTCGGTATGCCACGATTCACCTACGTTCCAACATAATACCCCACCGTTGACTAATACACGATACATTTCTTTTACCAGAAGTGGGAAATCGTATTCTGATTTCTCACCCATAGTTACATCATATCCCTGATACGACCAACTATCTCCTGAAGGGGGTACTGTAATGATTTGATGCGCGTATTCGTTTGGGAATACCGCAAGAGATTCAACACAATCGCCTATAATACACTGTTGAAAGAAATCGCTCATTTCGGGCATTATAACTTCCCGTCCAGTGCATATTGTTGAATGATTGACTCGGATGGCACATGAATTTCATATTCCAGTTTAAACGCGCACCCCGATACACGAATATAAGGAATCGATGGGTTATCTTCATAAATTATCGTATCGTCTGCGGGAAGTGTCTTTAAGACATACCCCTCGTTTTGCAATCGTTCATAGACAATAAACACTGGGTCTTGTTTAATATATCCAGAGCCGAGTGTGAAATGCCCGCTGATTTGTGAACCATCGTTAAGACTTTTGATCTGAATTGTATAAGGATCAATCGGTATGGAACCTCCCACCATTATTGTAAGGAATATTCCGAATACTGCAACCATCATGATTATAAATATATAATCACATTCACCTTTATCGTTCATTTCAGGCATTCGCACACCCATTTGATTTCGTCATCAGTGATGTGTTCATCGAACGGCAAACAGATGACATGTTCTGCCACGTAATTGGTATTTGGCAGGTATTTCTCTGTTCTGTGCGCGGTCTGATGATGAATTGGTGGGTCAAAATACTTCTTTGCCTCAATCCCATTATCCCATAGATGTTTGAGGATACGATCGCGATCGTTCACCACAATCGGGAACAATTGATAAACGTGCCCGGGTGCAACTTTCTTGTTATAGAAGTTGTCCATATACTTTTGTGCCTTGATCCTGCGCAGTGCGTTCCTTACATCAAGAGATTCAAGTTGCGATAACCCAAGCGCGCATAAGATATTACATAACCGATAGTTATGCCCAACCACTAACGCATTGCGAGTATGATATAAGTCACCGTGTTCTCTGATTGCCTGCGGTGTTCCTGTATCGTAATTGAAACATGCCATACCGCCTTCTCCCGTTGTCAGGTTCTTTGTTGCATTGAATGAAAACGCGGATGCGTGACCGAAACAACCTACTTTTTTCCCGTTGTAATCGGCACCACATGCCTCTGCGCAGTCTTCAACCAAGATGAGGTCGTGATCGTCACAATAGTTCACAATCTCGCTTAAATCGCATGGTTTTCCATAAGTGTGAACCGCGCAGACTGCCCCAAGTTTACCTTTGAGAGTAATGTTCTGCGGTATCTCCATATTATATCCATGACTTTTTACATCAACAAAGAACGGTTTGAGTCCTGCATTGACAATCGCATTTGCCACTGCCACGAACGTAAACGATGGGCAGATTACATAATCACCTTTATGTAGTTTCTTGTCGCGTATCAGTGTTTCCCAAATCATTTCAAGGGCAACAGTTCCGTTGCATACCGCGAGTGCGTGATCGCAATGGATGTAATCTTCAAACATCATTTCAAACTTATCGCGTTCGGGTCCCGATGATATGTTCCTGCCTTCGGTCATGATATCCTGCACCACATCGATATCATTGCCCCAGAATCGTGGGCGCATGAATGGTACGATCATGTAATCAACTCCTTTAATCTGCATGTGGGTTTATGCCCATCTCTTTTATCATTCATACATACCGGGCACGCGCGCGTCATGACCGCCCAAGAATCTTCATAGTCGGTATGCAGTCCTGACCATTCCATGTCTTTTAAGAGTTGCAACATTTTAACATATTTGGGGATGATCGCGTCAAGTGCCTGTTGATATTTGTTCATAGATACATCAACACCCAATACAACAGTCCTGCCATTATTATGATGGTTATTATGATCAGTAGTAATGCAAGAAATAAAGTTCTTACAACACTTGGATACATTCCTTTCATTTAAATCACTCCGAAATGATGCAGTAACCAGAGGATCACGTATATGATTGCACCGTAATAGAGAACCGCGATCACGATTGCACATAGGATCGTCGCAAGGATAAAACAGATGGTTGCCAAATCACCAAGTAATCTCATAACCCACCATCATTCCCATCGATATGATGTTCATCAAACGCAAATCGTTCACTGGATTCGTAACCACATTTATTACATTTCATGTTATACTCCTAATCACCTTCATTCCGTGACCGCTCCCAAGAACGGTGTGCAGGACATATCTACATGCATCCAACGTGTGATCATTTTCCTTTTTGGGTTTATCTTCACCACGTTCAACACTTTTTTCATCCCACACATATCCACTGAATTCTGATATGTGATTATTACACGCATGATTTATATAATACTTTCTTGTACCCAATAAAGTTCCCACAGTGCGTATGCCATTGATAACCTCATGATCGGCATCTCTAACAAAATATCCTTGTCTTTTAAGAAGTAATTTAAATGACGCGGCACTGGGGTCGATAATGATTTGATAAATCTTTTGACTTCCTATAAATGTTTTTAAATCCTGACTATATTCTTCATCTGTTTTCTGTCGTTTCGCCTTTAACGAGTCAAAATAGTATTCCTTTACACAATATGCAATCCCATTATTAATGCCAATCATAAGAAATGATGTGGGGTTGTTCGTTCCATAGTCGATGCCGACATACCATTTCGTTCTTGAATCAAGTGGGAACGGTGCGTTACTCACTACATGCACCTTTTCATCAAACATATCATAGATTGCACCTTCAGCCAAACACCATTCACCAAGAATATATCTGCGGTAATAGAGTCCTGTAAACGTTGATTTGATATGTTTGACGTATGCCTGATCAAGATATGGGTTATCGTCAATGGTCAGTTTGAATACTTTGGTATCAGGATTCTTCTTATCGATATAGTTGACCTTCAACCAATGATTAGGATTATCTGGGTTCGTTGTACCAAACAGTTTCGCGCCCGGTTCTCTTAAACGCGTGATTAACATCTGGAAGAAATCTTCTGGGTATAAGGTCATTTCATCGCAATATGCACCTGCAAGAGTCAACCCACGTATTTTACTTTCCGCCTTTGCATCGTTCGCGCCTACGAGATAACACCTCTTACCCCAGATTTTGATTTCCCGGCGACCTACCATGCCTGTTGTATTGATAACCGCGGGCCCGAACATCTCGATTAATGGGTCAATCACGTTGCGTTTAAGTGTGCGTTCTGTCTTACCTACCAATAAGAAGTTCGCTGAAGGATCAGGATATTCTCTTACGAATCGTTCCCATCGATAATCTACCGTAATTGTTTTTCCCGATGATACACTGCCTTCCCATAGATTCATACGCGCGGTTGAATCTACATATGAGATTAACGCCTTACCCAGAGGTGGTCCCAACATTCAAGTCACGCGCCTGTTTTTCAAGGATTGCAAGTTCTTCCAGTTTCGCAGTCATCGCGGCTGCCTCACCGAATTGTTTTGTCAGGTCAACCAGTTGATCACCATATTTCTCTTTCCATTGTGTTCGCAGGTAGAAGATAATTGCGTTTACATCTCCTGCCACATGCATACTGGTAATCTTCTTCTTCTGGAACCCGTCATCATGCACTTCGATTTCTTCTTTTGAATAATCGTATCCCATCGCGCGTTTTATCAATGTGTCTTCCACTTCATATCTGACTTCTTCTTTACCCTTCCTTAAACACTCTTTCAAATTAGGATACTCTTTTATCCATCGCTGAAGGGTAGAAGGATTAATTTCAAATCGCGCGGCAATCTGTTCGTTATTGTATCCATCGCGCGCTAACCATTTTGCAAGATTATCATGTATTTTCGGTTCGTATTTTGAAATGCGACCGACCGCCTTCTTTTCAACCCTTTTTACCTTCTTCAAAAAAGAACCACCAGTGATATACTGATTAGAGATTAGTAATATTTAAATATAATTGATAATACTCCCGAACAGATTTGCACTGATGTTTTCGGGTCCAAATCCCGATGTGATTGACTACTACACTACGGGAGTAAAAAGGTGCAGAAACGGTTTCGGGAACACACGGCACCCACGCACCCGATTCAGTTATTACGCCGAATCGTTACCGTTTTTTATCTGGGTTTAAACTGCCAAGTCGGAGGCATGAATTGAACATGCGACCTCGGAGTTACCTGTGTTTACACATTACAGGCTCCGCGTATCGAACCAACAGATACTTCACCGACAAATCCGAGGCAGGTGGGATTTTAACCCACTTCTTCTTCAAGAGATTCTACCGACCTATCGCGCGTTTCGTTGATTCTTTCTTGAAGATGTTTTACTGTATTAACGCTTGCCCCAGATGATTATACTACGTTAAAGTATATTAATATTTGTTTAATATTCGTTTGAGAACATCCACCCCAACACAAAGATTACTGCAAGGACAAGGAACACGAATCCCATCATTTCCATCATGATCAGATAGAAATAATAGTTAATCACGTATGCACCTTGCGCAATATCATCTGACCAACCGCCGTCATCCTTGATGAAGTGCCTTACATTATCAAGTTTCTGCGTGTTAACGTCCTGCATCTGTTGTGACCCAGTATTCGATTGTGATATCTCCCATTTCTGCCATTCGTCAACTCTGGTCAATACACTGTTCATATGAGTGTATTGCCATTTCATTTGATTGTTAGGCACTTTGTTCCATGGTAACCAGACACCATACATATTGTCATTCAGGTTGAGATCGTGCATTCCCTGAATTGCAAGATACAATTCTGTTTTCATTGTGGTTGGGTCTGAAGAATAGTATGCGTTCTCCATGTGACTGTGAACCGTGTTTCTGTAATTGTAACTGACCGTGGTCATATCAGTCCACCACGCACCGAGAAAACAACCTACACATAAGATCGTGAAGATTACTGCAAGGATTAAGAATACATTTTTGTTTGACATGATTACACCATCTCAATTGAACCGCATTTATCAACCTGTATTCCAATTCTTTTGAGTTTTGACTGCACGACAGATGTATCATGAATGATGCGTGCGAGTTTACCACCAGTTGTCAATCGCAGGATTTCTATACCGTTGACAGAAACAAGCCCGCTCCCATCACTTTCAGTACTTACTTCCAACTCAACCGAATCCTTTACCGAGGTTGTGTATTTCATGTTTTAGTATTACACTCTTGATATTTATAAAAGTATTGTTATCCCAAACACTTTATCGCCAAGCTGAGCGGTGGTCATGAACCACAGTGAGCTGTTTGGGATGATTATTATGGACAGGAAAACGTCATGATGAGAGAAACAATGCGACTTTACCTTTTACCTCATATACCACCCCCTCCGACTTTTTTATCAATCTTTACTAATCTGTTTACCAATCTACAATTGTCGTTTTTTGTTCTGTCAGGACACCGCATTTTTGGTTCGATGTTTCTTAATAGACATTTATAATCTGACCCGTGCAGGAAATAACACGCGATCACGATACGTCACCTGCCTGTCGGAGTTCTATAAATATCGCATCAACATCCTTCATATCGAGAATCATAGTGTGTTGAGAGGGCGCACACTGCATTTTTCTACGTAGTTTATATTGAAGTTCATTCAGCACCATCTCCCGCTCGCTCTGGAAGTCACTGTGACTGGCACAACCAACTTGCGATATGCCCTGAACAAACCATAGTGTTTTTTCAAAAGGATCTTGTGGGTTGAAAGATATTGATTTACCATCCTCCGCATCTATCACGGTTATTCTACATTTTTTCCTGCATGTTTCACAGCGATACTGGTTCATCACCGATCACTTGCCTGCTTAAGTTCTTCGATAATTCCTTTGCAAACTTCAATAACTCTTCTACCACGTTCTGTATCGTTAAATCTCCAATCAATCTTCTTCAACACTTCATCCAGCACCTTATCCCGCTCGATCTGGTAGGGATGGGAACGTATCTTATTAATTATTTTAGTTTGTTGAATAGTATGATAATCTGTACCACGCCCACGCCCCAATCCCCATTCCTCATCTATTGAATCAAGGTCGTTTTCCCACATTTGTATTTCTTTCTCGGTAATGATATACTGGTTCATCTACTGCTCACCTGCCTGCTGCCGGAGTTCTTCATTATATCTGCCACAATAATTACAAGATTTTCCTCTGCACAATCCGACATCTTCTGATTCTTCATCGCCATGAACATACCAATATAAACCAATTTTACAATAATCGTCTAAATCCCGCTCGCTCTGGAAATCACTGTGACTTGTACACCCTGTATATTGGGTTGTTACTCTCATTTGTCCAAGCAAAGTTATTTTATAGTCTCTAAATTCTTCTCCTTCATATATCATTTTTGACCATATTGGACACGCTTCAAATCCTACTATACAAGGATCTTTATTGCATGTTTCACATCTATACTGGTTCATCCCTGCTCACCTGCCTGCTGCCGGGGTTCTTTGATTTTTCTTTTTACTTCGAGTAACGCAAAATTTCTCATCGCATTAAATTGGGATGCTCTCTCTAACTCTACATCGAGATATGTATCCAGTTCATCCAGCACCTTATCCCGCTCGCTCTGGAAGTCACTGTGACTGGCACAACCCAATTTTGATATGAGAGCTATCTCTCCAGTATCTAACATCCTTTCAATCAAATCACAACTCTTTATATGGTGTGTTTGGTAATACCCACATGTTTCACACCGGTATTTGTTCTGATCTGTCATGGATGACACCTCACTACTTTACGAATTGGGATGTGGTCAGGATTGTTTGGATCACATTTGCCTTTTACCGGTACTACTCCATCACCACTTCGTTCAAAATGCCACTCTTTGATGCTATTTTTCTGCATCTCGTTCCATTCTTTATTAGATATTTGCTTTATTGTTACCTTACCTAATGTGAACGATGCCGTCATGGTAACCGCCCAACTCCCGGAACGTAAATTGAAAGAACTGGCATCCCTTTCACAACCCAGATTGTGATCACCGCGATCACAAGAATCGCAAGAGCAATATAATTGAGATAATCCCATTCGCCTTTAACAAATTGTGTCATGGTTCACCTACCGCGTGAAAGTTAGCGCGTTGATACTTCTCTTTGCAGATACATTTCTTTGGATGTTTTAGGAGATTATTCTTTTCGTCTGGGTTTGAAGTGATCTGTATCAGACAATTGCGATAACAGTTTGTGCATAGATAGTTCATTTTAGACCGCCAAACATTTATTTTCTTCCTTTAAACACAAATGTTTCTTAATTGCACCAATCAATTTTGTGTGTGAGTGAACGTTCACATGATCAAACGGCGTTTCTGGATTGAATGAATATACCTGAATTGCATTTTCCTTAACCTGTCGATATGTTTTAACACTCGGTCTAAATTCCGAATGCCCGTTCTGATAAAGAATGCCGTTATCACATGTCGACCAGACAAATAGAACCTGCGGGTGCAACGATTCAATTCTACTCTTTGCATGTACCAACCCATCAGTCCTATCGCGACCGCTTGTTTTACAGGATATTGCAACATCAACCACGTTGTCATGATAGATGATTATATCTGCATCGGTGGTAGTAGCTTTCAAACTCAATAACCTATTGAGGATTTCTTTTTCTTTGTATATCAAGTGATACCCATTGGCTTCAAGGAGATTGCCTATTTTCTCTTTGATGTGATTATAGGTATCCCATTCCAATTGCTCCCATAGGGTCAATTCTTTTTTATCTGGGATGATATTCCCCTCTAAATCCCTTTGTTTTGTTGACTTTGCGCTGAATGGACTTTCGTCTTTTTCACTTTCATCTTTTTCGTTCATGTTAATCACCAACTTTCTTTAATATTACCCCGTGGTTGTTTGTTCCTTGCGGGATTTCGATTCCTTGTACATATTCCAGTTTGTTTTTCTTGACAAATGAGGAATAATCTACCAAGTGATGGCATCGCTGAAATCGATACACTATCTTTGATACATCTGGGTGCATGTCAACCTGCATCTTTGATTTTGGGTATGTTCCTCCATCCCACGCACCGATTACATCTTTATCGTAAAACTGCGCAGAGTTCCCGCCTTTCACCGTTTGCGTCCACGCCTTGTCACCAAGAAACGCGTTGAACTGCACTGTGCATAACCCAGATTTCAGGACTCGTAATGATAAATCCGTATCTTCATTATACCTGCCTCTCCACCTGAAGGGCAGATCGTTCCTGATTAATAACATGGAATATATGCGCGTGTTAGTGATGAAATGTGGATAGATTTGCGTTGGCACTACAAAGAACCTGTAATTGGGTCCCGCGATCGCCACGTTCGTAAACCGTTCTACCCAGTTTTCCATTAAGCTGAACATTGCCCCATCTGCAACGCGTATCCGTTTGTTCCTATTGAACCAATACCAGTCACCGATATTATCATCGAATACCCAGTGACGTTTCGCACCGAGTCCTATTGAATGATCCCAACAGAAATTGCGCGCGGCACCGGGCCCCTTTGCCTTTGAACTCCCAAGATTGTCAAACGTGTCATATTCATCATAGTATTTCTGCGGCATTACAAGGATTTTCTTTTCATCCATGACCTTTGCGTATTGATCATACTCGTTTTCATTGATGACCATATAATACGGCACGTTTATCTTGTCACACGCCTTACCGGTTAACCTTGACTCCCAACGCCCCTTCGATACGATATACATCGGATATCTGGGGCGGGTTAAGGGTTTTCCTTATCCTCACACGCGTAAACCCATTCTGCAAGATTCTGGATTTCGTGTTCTGGTTGCCAACAATATTTTGTTTTATCAGTGATTGTTCCTTTAAACTCCAATCTTTTTGTTCTCTGGAATTGTTCCCATGCCTCTTTGGTTTCAAAGTGAACAATAAAAGATTTGTATCCTTCCTTGTTCTCCTGCACAAACTCTGGCATATCCTGCCAATATTCGGCACTGTCGATCTCTTTATCTGCGGGCGGTAAATCTTCAACAAACCCGTCAAGCGTGCATTTCATCACTGTCACCTAATGGTTTAGTTTCGTTTCCATCGTAATAAACGTTCACCAGTTCATCTGACCAGTATTTCAGATCGCATCGTGAGAACGTTATACAACATCTGGAACAATAGGTCGTGCCTGCCCTATCCTTGTTTCTTAATCGTCTTCGGATAGTCTGCATCTTTTTCCCGAACCAGTATTTTTTGAACCCTTCAACACCTTCACTGACATTGCCCAAGAGTCCTGCGGTTTCTCCCCAGTTGTCCTGACAACATAACAGGTAATTCCCTGACTGGTGTACCGGTACGTAACAGAATGGTTGATTGCACCTGCGCGTGATTGGTTGCGTAACAGGTTTCAATCCATACTTTGCCGCCGCCTCCCAGTCAAGGTGATTATACCATGTGCCAAGGAGTCCTGCGCGGTATCTGGATTTGGGCCAGTTGTCGGGTTGTTCCTGCAACACTATCATTTTCAGGTTGGGATCGCCATGATATACCCACGGGCTTAACTTGTCGCGATTGTCACTTTTATAATACTCATAGAAAGGGTACCCCGACTCCTCAGCCAGTTTTATGTGCAGTTCCTTTGGATTATACATGTCAACGTAAATGATGTTGGCACCAGCGGATAGGAGTTGTTTATGCGTGACTGCCCCACTTGCGAGTTGTGTGCCGTTTGTCGTGATCTGTATTTGACTCATCGGACTGATTTCACGCGCGATCTTCAGGAACTCCGGCAGGTCTGGGTGCAGTGTTGGTTCACCTGCAACACATAGATCAATTCTGCACATTGGCGATACTTCTTTGATAATGTTGAACGCGTTTATCCACGTTTCTTTTGTCATATATGATCGCACGCCCGGTTCATAGAGTCGTGTTGAACAATGCCCGCACCGCAGGTTACAACCGTGGACGGGCTCTATGCCCCACCCCCACGGTGTTTGATTACCTAATGGTCGTATCTTTTTCATAGGTCGTTCCTGATCGCGAATTGGCGTTCTAATCGCTGATGATAACTGCCTTTATACACAGGCAGGTCTTTCCATTCATTCTTCTCCATGAACGGGATGATATAGATATCTGGTAACCAGTATTTTACTGTTGTGGAATATTTGCCATCGAAGTTCTTTTTTGGAACGATTACGCATTTACAGTATTCGGTCATGATACCCTCTTGAAGTTTGCAGTCTGATCATTACTCAATACCACACATTGTTTTTTAGCTGCCGAACCTATCAGATCATTGGTCGTTGTTTCATTATCAGTGTGAATGATAATATGACATGGCTCATCGGGTTTGCAGTTTTTACAGGTATATTTTTGTTTCATTTATTTCACCCTTTTGAAGTTTGCCTTTTCTGTTGGATAAAGAAGGCACCGATTTAAGGTTTCTTCATCAACCAAAGATTTGAATTTCTTGTCGATCATCCTCCCGCAGTCAACCGTCATTTGACACGGCGCGTAACAATGATCACATTCATAGATTTGTTTCATGGGGTTTCTCCTGTGACACGCCACCTGCAATCTCCACCAATCACACAGGTTGATGGGAAACCGTGATCGACTCCTGAACGCCCGTTCATTTTCAACTTACATCCTTTGTGTTTTATTTTGTGATCTTCACTTAAACACGTTTCGCAGTAGTATTTTGTTTTCATGTTAGTACTCCGATGGTAATAATAGAACCCCATCAATCGCATAGAGATTGAACGCACCAACTGGGAAATCAGTGTATCCATACTCCTGTCGATACTTAACAGGCTCGCCCGTATCTTCCTGCATCTTCAGGACTGCGGTATGATCTTCTTTTACAGTCAATGTCCACACCTGAAACGGCACGTTCTTGAACTTCATCTTACTGACAATTGACAGGTCAGTGATCAACCAGTAACAGTTTGCCAACTCAATGAGTCCTTTCACACCATCAGTATAGTCAAGAGTGAACGCACCCTTCCAATACTGTTCTGTACCGATATATCCTGATAAGTCGCCTTTGAGTTTCGACATTTCGGGACTGTCTTTTGTTAGTTGTTCCTGCATTATTTTCCACCTCTTGGACTTGTTTTTGCGCCTTTCGTTTCAATAGGATACCCGATTACGAATTCCTCCCAGTGTTTTTGACAGAAATTGAACATACCGTGTTTGATAGTTCCTTCCTGCCGGCACCTGCGAGTATCGCATGGTGTTTTTTTAGTGGTTTTTGTGTTCTCGCTCATAGTCTTTTACCTGTGCCTCAAACTCTTTTTGTTCTGTGGATAACGCCCACGCAATGAACGCATCCCAATCTTGGTTATCTGGTTGGTACATGGTTTTTTCTCACTCCTGTATTACAATTAGTCATCTACTCATCAGAATATATACTTTTCCCTTCGTGTTTTCTTACGAGGTGTTTGCAGTGTCCTTCGCAGGTATAATTCGTGCAGTCCTCATAATCAGGACTGTTACACCACTCTGTATAGACCGACTGCCCCAAAAATGATAATCGCAGGTAGTTCATTCTGTATCCAAGCTCCCGCCAATCTCTGGTATCTCACCAGTATATTCATCAGTTGGCACGAACCCGCCCAGAACCAATCCCATATCATCATAGACATAAATGATATCCTGCCCGACAAACCCTTTCTGATTGACAGTATGACCTTCACCAATTGCGTTACCGAAACACTCTTGCAGTGCGCGGACGGTCTGACCGTTATCACACGGTATCGATTTTCCTGAAATCCTTAACGTGGCAATCCCACTGCCCCAGCTCCCGCTGAAGGACTCAATAATTCCCCGATAGATTGTTGTCATTTCACTCCTCCACTTTTTTCCAGTCTGCGGTCTTAACTCCATTCGCCTTTAAGTCCAACGAGTAGATACACCCACACGTTGGTTTGAACACCGAGTCACGATGAATCATGCAAGGGTATTCACACGCGGTGCATTTCCATGTTGTCATTTTCACTCCTTTTTGGTAAACAAGATTACCTGTAAATCTGGTGCGAGTCCTGCAACCCGAATCAACTCGTTTGGATACGCAGGGTTCGTATAAAACCCAAGGGTCGTAAACTGCCCGTGCCTCTCAACAACTTTTGAGAACCAATGATCCTTTGGCACATCGGAATATACCTCATCGTTGATAATCTCAACCTTCTTTGTCCAGATGACGTTCCAGTTTGAACCTGTCAACTTCGGGTCGATATCCTCATACTTGATAAATTTGGTTATCATTTTCCATCCTTATGATAGTAATCATATTTCGGGCAATATCCATGCGCACCATATCCCGGCTCGCAGTCCTGAAATGTCATGGTCGGACGATACGAACAGGTTTTCATAGTACCGTCATCATAGAAGATGTTGCACTCATCGTCAACTTCTTTAATTTCGGTCATTTTTTCTCCCAAGGTTTGTCCTTCTCAACAAAGGTTGCCTCTAATGTCCCGAAGTCGGTGATAATTACACCAACGAGATCATATTTGTCTTTTAGTGCGTCAAACACACCTGCGGTTATACCTTTCCACGGGGGTTTTGGTGTGACTTTTAAGAGTAATTTATTCCCATTAAAATCTGGTTTTGTGCGCAGATTCACTGGGAAATACTCACCGACATACCCTTCAAGGGTCGCCTCTTTGAATATCCCGTATCCTGTCATTTCTCATCCCACTCCTTTTTTTGTTCCTGTGCGTTCGTTACCTCAACGTATTTCTTGTCGTTAACCTTGAAGTGATTTGGTATCCCGACAAAGAAGATGTGTTCCTTCACAAAATCGTTCATGTTGCAACTCCAAAGACATGCGGCAGTGTGTGTTTCGTGATATCAAGTGCATTGTAGTTCGCAATCAACAGATGCGCCCGAACCTCATATGGGTTCGCAGTTCCGATATCGGGGATTAACACGATATCGCCCGGGATTCCTATTGCAGTTATCATTTTATGTTCAACTCCTTTTTCTTATTCACCAACAGTCCACCGCACTTGCGGCATCGAACCGGTATTCGCCCGTAATATCCCCGCGGGTTGTTCCCACATTCAAGGCAGAGTAAATCCACCCACGTTCCAACCTCGCAATTTCTGGTAAGGTAGTATGCCATTTTCACTCACTCCTGTATTACAATCAATATGTAAGACTCGTAAGTATATATAGTTTCTGTCTTGAAAAAAGGTTAGATTGATTGGTCGCGTGCGTCTGGATTAGGACATGCATCACGTTCGTTGACCGAGATGCACAACTCTGGTTTCACGCGTTGATTCACGCGTTGATATCCTTTGCTCATCAGTTTGCACCTGACCATCGGTATTTCGTGCGTCACACCATCAACGGTTTCCTGCCAATAGTGATCGCGATCGATTTCTGCATTCTTACAGTCTGGATACTGTGGCAGCTTACCGCCGGGCATTTTGATTTCTTGTTTCGTAGTTTTTCACCTCTTTACTCCTTATCAAACGGGCATTCGTTATCACCCGCGTATTGACGGGTCCCACACCAGTAACCACAATACCCCTCATCACACGGCGCAGTGCATATACCGTCATGATATTCCTCATTGTAATTCCTCATGTAAGGACATTCGGGATAGGTTAAACCTTCGTGAACCCCGCCGCCCCATCGTGACATTTCAACTCTTGTCATTTTCAAACCTCCCTATCAAACGGGCATCGATCAAAATCCTGTGCAACTCCACACCAATAAACTCCTGATGCGGCGCCAGTGTGATTTGAAAGTGCCTTGCATTTACAATTCCTGATGTAAACATCCTCATTGTCTGCATGAGGACATTCTGGATAGTAGTATCCTCCCCCATCTCGCGGTTGAATTGATGCCATTTTTGTTCACCTCAAATGTATCCGAGGATTAATAACCAGCTGGGGAATCCTTCATCATCATGACCGTCCGGTTCTGTGAATTTTCCTGCCGGTGTCTTGCAGTGTCCTTCATCTTCCCATTTTTCAAGAGTCTTGACACTGGGATGTTTGATCACCGAGGAATACCGAAGAATATGCGGTTGACCTTCATACGTCACAATCGCTAACCGTTCGTGATCGGGATGTGGTTCAACATCAACATATGCGCCTTTCGGCAAGTTGAGCCCAGATTTTAACTGGATGGTTTTATACAGTTTTTTCTTCATTTCACTCACTCCTGTATTACAATTACTAATTAACGCAGGAGAATATATAGTTTTCGGGTTTGCCCTCTTGGAGTTGGTATCTCCTCATGACGATCATCAAGAAAGAGGGCGAAAAAAGAGAGGTTTATTTGCCAAAAATGGCATTGATAATGTCAACAATGGCTGCCCAGAGTTGTTCCCAATACCCTTTCACAGGGGTTGGTGTAGGCGGCGGTGTTTCACCAGTGATGACAATTTCTTTATACAACGCACCCGGCGCACCATTAAAGCTGGCAATTGCACCAACTTTGAATGTGCCTGCCTTCTTATACGTATGCGTGGTAGTAAGTTTGTCGTTACTCAATGCACCATCACCGAAATCCCATAGGTAAATGGTTTTATCCACGGTCACATCAGTAAAGGTAACAAGTTCTCCCACTTTTGATGGGGAGGGTGTAATTGAGAAATCGACTGGTACAGAACCCGCCTTTTTTGATGCGTGCATCTGTTTATACCACGCCCAAACACCGTCAATGACTTTATTAATAACGAGTAAGATCGTGACATAAGATGCAAAGAGTTGATCAAATTGCAGGAAGTTTATGTTCTCAAAATTGAGAATACCGGTATAAACTCCCATAAACCCAACGAATATCGAATAGATAATCGTGGATGCCAGCCTTCGGAAATCAAACGCCTCGCCACTTTTAAGCCAGCCGCCAACGAATCCGATAAGCCCGTATGCGATCGCGATATAGATTGCATACAATATCAGAGTTATTAGTTCATCCATATTTTACCTCTTGAAAGTTGCAACTTTCCTCATCCTTTTCAGGAATCATCGGAGATTATGTTAATTACCCGTTTTTTCATCCATGTTACTTCATCCCAAGTAATTTCATGATGAATTCAATTATTTTTTCCCAGAAGGTTTTAGGCGTATTGTCGAGCGTGACGTAAATCGTCCCCCCGCTCCCATCCGAATACTTTTTTTGAGTCACATAACCATTCATTGATATTTCAATCTCATACGTCTTTGTGGAATCAACGGCAATGCGTTGTGGTGACTTGCCAATCAACACTCCGTTGACTTTGATATCTGCCGCAAGTGGATTTTTCTGTGTATCAGTCACGATTATCTCCATTGACTTGTAGATTTCGTGCGCGATCTTGGTTTCGTTTGCGTCAAGGACAACGAGATATGAGCTTTCCTGAATGGTGTTATTGAAATAGTGTTTTGACGTTGACCCGAATCTCCCGCAGTAATCCCCCCATGAGTGCAGGAGATATAAGGTATCTGTGTCATACCCATAAAAACATAACGCGTGATATCCAGCGATATCTCCGCTTGGTTCTGGGAACGATCCATCGCCACCTTGCATTGTAGAATAGTTCTCATAGACAGGAATTGCACCAAGAACGAATCCTTTTGCATAGATCGCGTCACATACTTCATCAAAGGTCGCGTTACCGTATTCGTCACCAACCATAGCCCATCCTTCGGCAACGTGCATAGATGCGAACTGTTTGGCTTGATCTGGTGTGATACCTCCATTTGCCTGCGAACGCACACCGGGTGGATACATCCAAACGCAGTTACCTTCTTTATCAGTATGCCATTGTGATTCAAGGTTCATCCCGTTCTTTATCCAACTGCGCGCGCTGAACCGCGTTTCACTTCCTTCTGGATAGGTGACGTTCCCAAGATATCGACTCATCTGATAGAACATCTCTGCACTTGCAGATGTTGGGTACATTTCATCATGACGGGTCCCGATTGAGTCAACCACATCTTTCTTGAACATTGCCTTGTCTGCATCCTCTGGTATGTCCTGCGTTAACATCATATATCGAATGTCAAAACAATAGGCGGTACTTTGACCAACACACGTGCCGCGTTTATCCTGATCGCGCGGGCAGGTGAGTTTTGCCATAGGATTCTTCCATGATGATGGTCTTACTGGGGTTGGTGCGATTGCCTGAATCTTTCGCCATGAAAAATCATGCGCCTTACCAGAAGGTTTTGGGTCTAAAACTGGATTCCCTCTCATATTTACCACTTCTTTAAATTCTTTAAAAGAGTTTGTGAAGTAGTATTGTTGTTATTGATTATTAAATTGTTTCTATGATATATCCCATAACAACATGTGAAGATGTAATAACAGTTCAATCCTACTAACCACCAGCTAATACCCCACAGGAAGGCAATGATAATGATATCTGCAATCAACCAACAGACCAACCCATATATCTGATTTTTAGGGGATAAGGTCATATTCAGTGTTGACCCTAACGCACCGAATATCGCCGCAATTGCATCGATCACTCATACTCACCTTGTTTCATTTGCGCCCAACAGAAATAAAAGAAACTGCCTATCAGGAATATGAATATCGCGGTGCAATACGCAAAGAAAAACTCTTGTCCTGTCATGATTATTCCTCGTCCAAGATCGTCAACAGATTAATAATTTCTGCGTTGATCTCATCGGTCTTTTCAGGAATTGCCTGAAGGATTCTTAATATGCGTTGCAACCTGTAAACAGGCATTGATACCCAATTACTCATGCCATACCTCTATTCTGTTGTTCCTGCGCAGGATTTCTACCGCCTCGTTTGGGTGATGTTCGCGATTGAGTTTTGCCAACTCGACCACTTTTACCCACTCGTCATTTTCAAACACGCGCAGTAATCTCATTTGACTTTACCAATTCCTTTACTTTTGGCTCCCTTTTTGAGTGTCGCGCGAAATGCCTTGTCTTTTGCCTTTTTCGCCTCAATTAATGGTTTGAGTCGTTCTTTCTCTTTTTTCTTTGCGGCATCCTTCGCGTTCTTTTGTGAGATTTTAATCAGTTCCATCCTATGATCGTGTATCTCTTTAAGTTTTGGGTTCGCATCATAAAAACATTTCCTGCACATCCTGTCCGCATCGAACACCGAAATATACACATTATGACACACAGGACATGGGATTCTGCCCTTCTCAATCTGCCTGTTACATACGGTGCAACAGATTTCCATAAGCTCTGGATTCCATGTTGAGTGAAGTTCCTCACTTTCATAGAGTCTTCGGCTTTTATGATTGATAGTGAGGTAAACGAATTTGTTTTTGCGCAGTTCGTTGTGATGTTTGAGGCAGTAAACACACTCTGCATCGGGCGCGTGCGCGTGTGCCTCAACCAAATCCTTCCAGAGTTTGTGCGATCGCCATTTCGACAGGTTCTTTCTTCTCCCACCAGTTCTGCGTTTCTGCGGGCAGGTAACGTGATTTGGGTTCGTATCGGTCATAATGGTAATGTTAACTGTGTGCCACTGCCAAGGAATTTCACGCGTTCGGCAAGTTTCTGCGAGGTCAGGAGGGGCCCGGACTTCTCTTTCTTCAGATACACATAATCGTCCTTGCGGTCACCATAGTTCTCACGCACACCATCTTTTTTGAATTTGCCATACGTGTGCGCGTATCCATACAGGAGATTATCATTGTCATATCCATAGATGATATAGATGACATGATCTGGGTCTGAAGATTCAATGACCTTGCGACTTAATGCAGATAGTCCTCTTTTGAACATGTAATTATCATTCTTAATAACCCCGCGTTCTTTTTCTTCCAGTTCGATGAAACAATCTCTGAACCTACCATCAACCGGTCTGTCCCACTCTGATAAAGGATGATGGATTATCTTGTCTTTTGTCAGGTATTGATTGAGAATATCAATACACTTTTGTTCTCTTGCCCAAACAACTTCGGGGTTATCTCTGCGTTTCGGGTCAAAGTTGTATCCAGAGTTCATGACAACCTGCCTTTGACCGTGTCCACGTTCTCTTGCAGGATATCAAATCCAATCGCGCGTCGGTTCATCTTCTTTGCCATAGATATGACTGTGCCACTGCCCATGAATGGGTCAAGGATGATATCACCGGGATCAGTGAACGGTTCAATGAGTTGTCGCAATTCTTCTTCACCCTGTTGCCATTCGTGTTTTGATTTCTCTTTGCCGCTTCCTTGAATCACATCACCAAAATACCTTTTAGGTTGCGCCCTTGGTGGTTTGTTCATGATTAAGATGGGTTTCATACCACATTGTACAGATCGTGAATGAACCGCGGATGTAGTGCCTTTATGCAGTAAACACGCAATCCAGAAATACTCCAAGTCTGAAGTCATGTCCGATAGGATTCTGTCAAGGTGAATGTGACCGACATATGATATCAGGAATCCCCCGGGTTTTAAGACATATTCTGCGGCAAGTGCGAACGCACTGTAATTGTCCAACCATTCTTTGACATATGGTGGGTCGGTGATGATACAGTCCACACTTTCCGGTTCAAGTTTTTGATAATCCTTTAGGAAATCTGCGCAGAATAGTTGAGTCTTGTCATCGGCATAGAACTCGCCGCGTTTCTTCATCTCCTCTTTATGTGGCGCGCGTTCGATCTCGTTTACTATCGACTGCACTTCGGAATGCGTCAATTTTGTTTCAAACGGCATATCTTTGTTGCCATCATTCAGAGTCACACGTTTCTTTAATCGTTCTTTGACCGCCTCAATCGCCTTTGTGCGCACACCCTCTTTACGAGAACGATAGATAGGTCGCGCGGCACCCTCTTTGAAATTCGCAAATGCGAACTCTCTTGGGATACCATCTTTTTCAAGTTCTCCTATGATACCGAGATATGCGTTAATCTCTGACACAGAGCTGGCTGCCTTCTCGCACCAATCATCACCGCATTCTTCCCATTTGTTGTAGAATTCTTTACACCGAGTCATTCAAGATACCTCTTTTAGATGTTGGTAATATAGTTTTCGATACTCATCAAAATCATGAGTGCCTCCGTTGGGATCAAGAACATCTGATGGAACGAACTGAAATTTAATCACCCACACCCCTGCCTCGGGATCCCAAGGTTTTTTCGTAATCATTTCAAGTGTCTTCTTATACTGGTCAAGAGTGTATCCGCCTTCCTGATACGCATCTTTCTCTGTCATCATGCCCAGTGGTTGACGATATACATCAAGGATTTTGATAGTGCCGAATGAAAATGCGGTGTAATCGTGCCTGCATTTGTAGGTTGACCCCACCTTTGGATGAAATTCGCTGAACCTGCGCGTGTATTGTTTGATTCCCATCCACATGGGGAATACATGATATCTTTTGAATAACATTATTCCCGCCTCACATTATCATAGATCGATGCGGTCTGTTTGCATTGCAGGCATTTCCATTGTGAGTATAACATATCACTTTTGAAGTTTGACATGTCTTTTCGTTCACCACAGGTTGGGCAGGTGAACACATAATTGGTCATGTTGACCCCGCAGTTTTTAACTGAAACTCAATGAGTGCAACCTTCCAGTTGACCCATTTTTTAAAACACGTTGGGGAACAGAAATGCCCGTCAACCCTGATATCTTTATACTCAACTCCACCTTGGTAGAACTGACCACCAAGTTTACAAAAAGAACAACCGTTGTCCGTCATTAGTATTACTGTGAACTCTTATTGCATATAAATCTTCAGGGGAAATAATGGTCATTCGACATGAACACCCCCCCCTTCATTGCTGATGGAACTCTCAACCTATCACTGATACCTTTAAATAATTATTACTAACGACTGATAGTTGTGGTTTTATATAGTATTAATTCCAAGCTTACAACAGGACATTTTTTTATATCTTTTTTATTCAGGAATTTTTTAAGGGAATTTTGACAGGATATACTTTTTAAGTTTCCGTCAACGCCAACACGCCCCTTTCTCCGACTGAACACCTTGACTTCTTATGGAGATTCATGAAGATTCTTATTGATAATCGCTGATATTGTATCGCGATCTGTCTTTTAATTCTGCGAGTTTTGCCTTGTTCCAACCCCCAACATCACTCAAATATCCCGTAACTCTTGATATTTGCACAACATCATGGGACCCGCAAGGACACATTGGTTGTTTACATTTTGAGCAAAAGAGGATTCCACTGGTCACTTCTTCAGGACAATTGCAGATATGATCAAGCTCGCACATTGGTTGCAAGTGTGTTTCGCCGCAGTTTGGGCATTCTATTTTTGATTCAAGTTCGATTATCATGTGGCAGGTGTGGCACTTATATCTCATAAAAATCACTCCAAAATGAGGAAATAATAGTGTGTTCTTTCACAGGAAAAAGGTTGTGACGCGCATTGTTAAATCTCCTTCAACCAGTCAGGCATTTTGAAATTTATCTTATACGGCGCGCAGTATGGTTTCGATATTATCTCTTTAGGATACGTCCATTCCCCTGTCGTTTCGTTGTAATGATTATTACAGTCAGGTTCTTTTGGGCATGACCAACATTTAGTTCTGCCATGCATTCCGAACCTTACCCAACAGATAGATGAGTAAAAAGGATTACTGCGCATCCTCTATGACCTCATAGTATGAATCGTTTGATTTGTGATGATATTTGACCGGGAATTCGCGCAGGAATACACGGAGTTTTGTGCGATCGACTTCATGCCCGCGCACTTTGCCCAATCTTTTGCACATCGATAGGGTATCAAAGGTATCTCCCGGTTTCATTGCACCGATTACCTCTTTGAGTTTTTCAAAGATTGCCGCGCGCCGACTCTTTTTGTATTCATACGGGGTTTTGGTACGATTCTGTGGTGTTTGTGGTTTTTTGTCTTGCAGGACTTTCATGAACTTGGTTGTGACCATTTTGTCAATCTTGTCTTTTTCTGTGTTCTTTTGTGCGAACCCACTTTTAAGTGCGAGTTCTGATAGTTTTCTCCTGTGTGCAGGGGTTCGTTCATAGACGCCTTTAGGCATTTATATTTTCCTCCATCCGCCCTTTCTATCGGGCTCTATACCGTCAATACACTTAATGATATTCGCCATACGATTCGCTGAGATATGATAGGTCTTTTTAACCCCACGAACTTTTGTAATCATCGCCTCCAACGTGATACTATCACCCTTCTTTCGTTTCTTAAAAAGGGTTTTTACGATGTTTCTGATATTATCAGATGTTTTCGACTGGGGGGGTTTCGGCATCAACTACCTCTTTTTTTACCGGTATTTTTCTACCTTGCAGGCATGTGGAGTTGAACGTTTCGTGCATGAACTTCAATAAAGGAAAACACACCTCTTGATAGATACAGTTTTTGCACTTCATCGTACCTTCTCCACATTAATGGTTTCATTGTGAACCCACACACGATACCCTTTTCGTAATGTCCCATTACGCAGATGCGCGCAGACTTTATCATCAAGGTATTCGGTCATTTCAATTTCACTCATACCAGTGCGCGCGATACCTTTCACGTATTTGACCCACCTGTTGGGATATCGTTCCCAAACAACTTTGTGGTCTTCAACAACGCGCTTGATGCCAGATACTTCAATCATTCCAAGTTTCATTCTTTTGCCTCGTATAGACTTTCAAAGATTTTCTTGCCAGTCGATTTGCAATCAAGATTCCTTACCGATAGAACGTATCTTCTATCAACCATTTCTCTGGGGCAATTCTCATCAGAGAACTGACAGGGGTTGGGCCCCTTCTTCCCACAGATTTCAGTTTTTAATCCACAGTAGTATTTCATAATAATCTTCCTTTGAATCTCTGTATCAGGTCTTTTGTCGGTTCATGGTTCGGTGCAAGTGAGTCAAGAGCTTCTCCAAGTAGGGTCTTAACCTCGGCAATGTCCTTTCCTTCAACTTCCACCTTGATGTTCTCGTATTGTGCGATCGCGATCGTGAACCCAACGGTAACCCTTGGTTTGCGTGGCATGAAGGTTGGCTTATTTTCATTTAGTTTCGCCATTACGTCTTTACCTTCTTTCCAGTAATGCGCACCCTGAATCTTGTAAGTATCAGGATCATACTTGATGGTCTGATAGTATCCGACAAGTTGTTTCTTGAAGTACTCATCCTGTGGGGTGGTTTCCCATTGATAGATGTGAATTGCACCCAGTTCATCCTTCAACGTCACCGTCTTTTTGGTGTAGTCGATTGCAGTGATTTTTCCGTTCATTTCAGTCATAAGGTATCTCATCCTCTGGGCAATAGATGTGCGCCGGTTCGTCTTTTACATCCTCATATTCAAGAGGTATTTCGCCCGCATCACACACATCTGGTGTTCCGCAGTGAGTGTTATACTCACAGGTCTTACATTTTGGTTTGTGGTTCTGTATCATCGTTCCCTCACACCCTCAAACTGTTCGCGTGCATATTCTTCCCACTGGTCAGACTCACATTCAGATGGGTCTTTGGTGCAGGTCTTGTGATCTTCATCACAACACATGCAGATTTCTGGGTAGTTGTTTTCTTGTAGTCTGGTATCAGACTTATCAAGTGCGTCAAGGATATATAGGCAGACCACATTTTCTCCTGTATTCGATGGGCAGTGTTTTTGAATGTAGTCCGGACACTTGCCGCAGACCTCATCAACGAACTCCTCATAATCTGCCTCACCAGAGAACTGGTCTTCTCCCCAGTGCCCGGTGATGTAGTTATCAAGTGCGGCAGATTCGCGTGCGTTCATTTCTTCACCTCATAGATGCATTCGTGTAGTCCTGCGCAATCCTTTTTGTGTTTGCACTTTCGACATTCACAGTTTTTACAATAGTCCCCGGGAGGACAGTTATCACACGCGCTCATAGTCCTGCCTTGCAGATTGGGCAGTCTGGGTGTTTTCCTAACACGAACGAACCGTCTGGGTTAAGTCCTATGACATGTTCCCCATCATTATCGCTGTGTTCGTTCTCCAGCCCACCTTCGTAATAACATTTTTTACAAAGGTTGCAGGAAGATTCGCCATCGCCAGTCTCCCGCGTCTTTTTACCGCAGACCACGCAGGTATAGACCGCGCCTTTGAATCCGCCTTGGAATTTACTGACTTTATAATTCATCTTTTTTCACTCCTGTATTACAATTAGTCATTGACTCATGAGTATTTATACTTTTTTCTGGCAACCAGCTCAAACACCCGTATAAGACAGTGAACGCACGAATCGGTGCGACAAACTCTTTTTGTCTGAAGAATCTTGGATGAAAGATGCAGGACTCGTTATGACAGGTCTTGCAGTTATACTGGTTGGGGGGGTCAATGATAATCTTTCCATGAATTGTGCGTTTGTTGTCCTCAATCTGTCTGCGCAGGTCAAAAAGTTCTTTTTCTTTCTGTTTAGCTGCGATTCTCAATGCGTGAATGTTTGGGGTTTCTGTCATTTGTTACTCCTCCGTATAAAGAACTGATGCGGTTCTTTTGAACAATCCTTAAATCTCATCCCACATTTTAGACAGGTATATGTCATACTGATAAGTGACTGTCTTTTTCCCAAAAATCTTTGAGATTTGTTGTTGCACACCGAATGTTCGATTGCGCCACAGTTAGGACAGTCCATTTACATCACCACATTGCCGCGCGGGTTCAAGGCGGCATACGTGCGTCCGAGGTAGTAGGTACTGACATTCTTGTATGCCTCGGTGACCTTCTCAAAGATGCGATCGTAATCTGCATCAGTCAGTGGTAATGGTATGTCCTCTGGTGTGGGCTCGGGACCCGCATATTCAAGGTCGCGCCCGCTCACGAACACACATTGCCCGGTTTCGACATTCTTAACCCCATATCGTGGTGGGTCGTGATATGCGTATCCTGCACCCTGCCAGACAAGAACTCCCGTATATCCCTCTGGGATTAGACCTTGTTTGCGACTCTTGATAGTGCGTTTAACACGAACGACAGTGCCGGTATGAAACTCTTTGAACTCTTTGACACGTTTTTCGTAATCGTTCTGACTGTCCCGTATCAGTCCTTTCGCAAGGATTGGGGCATAGAACTTTTTTGCCTTCTCAATGACTTCAGGAGTTGCATCAACACACGCAACTCCACCGCCTCCAAATCGCGTGGTCGCATACTCAACTTGTTTGACGCACTGGTCTTCCTCATCCCAGACGACCGCATAGAAATCACTATCATCATAGTAATTCCGCTCACGGGTTGCGAGAACCGCACCGATGTATTTCTCATCGCGTTTCCCGTTGTAGTTCCAAACGATTGGCATGTTGTTTCTCACTCCTGTTTTCGTATTACAAGTAATATGTAGAACTCAAAAGTATATATAGTTTATTCTTCAGATTTCTTCAAGATAGTCCTGATATTCATCCTTTGAGAATCCATCCTTTAAGGAGTCACCAATCCACCTGCGCCAGTTGATTTCAACTCCTGCCTCTTGTTTTCTGCGATCGCCCATTGGATACCAATTGCAGACAACACCTTCAGTTCCAGCAGGCACATCGGCAAAGTAAACCTTTGTCCTGATACGTCTTCCCATCTTTGCAGATGCCTCTTGCCAAGTAAAATATTTGTTCATACTTCCTCTTGATATCCACATCTTCCGCACATCTTCCATACATTTGAGGGTAACCCAAACACCTCGTAAACATCGACAAGAGATTTCTGTTTACACTGCGGGCATATCTCCTGTTTTAACGCGGGAGCGTCAATGCGTGGGATTCTCTTAATAGTCATCGAAATCCTCTTTTGCAAGGTCATCGACATGTTCATATTTATCGATGATTTGTTCAAATTTCTGCACCCATTCGGGATCATCTTCTAAACCTTTACCGGCCAAAATTTTGTTTATGTGAAAGTGATCAATATCCTTTTCCATTTCTTCAAGAATCTTGCAGTTCATTTTTAATTCACCTTTCCTTATTTCCCTTTCCTTTCAAGGGATTCCCTTTTTGAGTTATGAGCTCAGTTCTATCCGATAATAGAAAAAGGGATTAATCTTCAATTACTACAATAACACAATCGGGGAAACCGATAATTTCTCCGCCATATTCATTAATGTACTTATCAGCTAAATTATAATCCTTGAATCGATCGCCGGTATTAAATTCTGTTATTTTTACCATTTTTTTTCACCTTTCCTTATTTCCCTTTCCTTTCAAGGGATTCCCTTTTCCGGTTATGAACCGGCATCTATCCGATAATAGAAAAAGGGGTTAATAATAAACTTTAATAAAATTACCATTATGATCAAAGTAATAATCTGTTGTTATTCCGAGTTTTTTTAGATGATCTGAATATTCTTTCTGATCTCTTTCCACTATTTTTTTGTGTTCTTCTTTTGTTACCATTTTTAATTCACCTTTCCTGTCAACCTCATACTCCAAATCTTTGACGTTCATTGTCATTCACTTCACTGTATTACAATTCATAATCAACGTGTAAGGATATATACTTTATTGTCTGAAAAATCACTGATAGAATTTAGGAAGATACCATTTGCCTTCCCAGTTCCATGGTGATGTTCCGTTAAAAAAACGAGTGATAGATCGCAGGTCATCTTTACTGGTAAGAAGTTCTGCGTGCCTGTGACATGTTCCTATCTTCATGCCAAACTGATTCCATGATGCGATCGCGAAATCTCCGCAGATTGTACACACAATCACTTGATCGGGCATTCTACCTTTTCATCGTTCTTGTAAGGACAACCTTCACCAATCTTTGGTGATATATACCTACACCACCCTTTTAAATTCTCGCTCCATGGTCCCGCAGGCACTTCTTCTCCTTTGGTATTATATGCAACCCAACCACCTTCCTTTCTTTCTGGTGAGGATTGAAAGGATTTACACAATGTTGCCATCTTTATCAGTCCTCACCTTTTTTTGACTGCCATATTTCACAATTGCGTTCCTTACAATTTCGCTGAAGGTCTGACCCTCTGATTCCATCAACACCCGAACGATGTTTTGTTCGCGCGCAGTCAACCTCACGGTGTGAGGGGTATCTTCACATTTAAACTTCATGTATTACTGTTATGTGTAACACATTAATAAACGTTATGAGGAAAAATAAGAAAAAACAAGAAAAAATAAAAAAGAGGACATGCCGTTGAGATACGGCATCCCTTGATCTGGGGATTGTCCGGAGTTGATGCCATCGGGAGTGATTCGATGGTATATTAGTGTTGATCGCGCATATTAATAAAGATTATGCCCATGAGGTTGCGGGGAACGCGGGGGTTGTTTCTGCGTAAACTCTGAAGTTTCTTATGTGCGTGTACCATGTATTAAACGGACTCATTAGATTAAGATTTATCGTACCGAATGCCACATAGGTCAAGTCATATGAGTATGTCGAATAGGTTGCCGTTGCAGTCATTTGAACACCTGTTGAAACTACCGCACCGCTGAAACTCACCGTCCCATCACTCGTACTATACCCTTCAAATTTCACGCGTATCGAACTACCCAATACTATATGCGGTGGTATGAGTAGTGTTTTCTCCACGGCTCCCGCAGTTGACGCGACAACAATTTCTGTATCGTTACTTAATCGAAGTGTGTTGGATGCAGTCGTTTTTTGGAATAGGTTTGGGATATTATGAACGTGATCCCCGCGCGCCCAATGTGTTGTCGAACCTACTGTTGGTGTTGTTGATGCGGCAATCGGGACATATGTTGAATATTGCGTCATTGCGTCATCGTATTGCGTTTCAAGATTATTAAGTGCAGTCGCACTAATCCCGGGTGCCGTTGATGCCACCCATGTAGTTTTTGCGTAAACTGTCATATTTTACCCCCACAATGATGGTACACCCGCGGTTGTGTCACCATACATTCTGAAATTGCGATAACAACACGCACCCTGACCCGCGACATTATACACATAAAGTATCGCTTGCCCGTAATATCCCGCCGCCACGTTGGGTCCGTTGTATGTCACATCAAAAGTACCGGTTAACCAGTCGGTTGACCGATCCCACGCGTATGTTTCTGTCGATGCAAACGAACCACCGATCTTTCCCCTGTAAAACGAGTAATCAACCGCGCTTGAATAGGCACCGATATCTACTTTGAATCGGAACGAACTACCTATAACAACCTGTGGTGGGATAGTGAACGAACGCACTGCAACCCACGCACCAGCAGTATCGTAACTCCCCGAGGAATCTGTACTCAATATCAACGTGTCTGATACTGTTGTTTTCCAGAACAACATCGGGACTTGATGAACGTGATCACCCTGCGACCAATAGGAAGATGTGCCTGTTGTTGGTGTTGTCGAATCGGGTAATGGTGTGTTTGTTGAATATGAAGATACAAAACAATCATATTGTGTTTCAAGATTGTTGAGATTACCTGCGGATATCCCGGGTGCGGTTGATGTACTCCATGCGGTTTTTACGTAAACGGTCATTGTTTTTACCTCACGTTGCGGTGAATGTGTCTGTTCGTGTCACGGTGATACTTTCCAGTGCGGTTTTTGTGTGTGCGTAAAGATATCGCGAAATCATACAACCAGAGCCTGCAACTGCGGTGGCAGAGGTTCCCGCGAACCAACCCAGTTCTGCGATTGTTCCAAGTGCCTCGGATGGTGCGATATAGGTTATCGTGTTGCATACACCTACCGCACCGCTTGTTTGATTGGTAACCAGTTTTCTAAAAGTCTCCGTGGATAATGCAGTTTGTGTGCTTGAAATCGCCGAACTTGTACCCCCTATCGCGAGATAGGTGATTTTCGGAGTGAATGCAGTACTTCTCAACGAATCTGCAATCCAGTTTAACCCACCATTCATAACCTTGTTACTATGTTGAGTTGTATCAACAATAATCCCTTTTTCATTACGCACTTCAATTAAAATATTCTCAAACCAACTATACATTTTTACCTCCTAACACGGATATCCCACAACATTTGTACTCCATACTTCATTTGAAGATGTTGGGTAGTTGTGATATGCGGCATCTGAAGATGTGACCGATGTTGGGATAGGACATGCAAATGTTGATTGCGCAACTGTTTCTCCCCACGCCTCACCTTCACCAACAGAGTTTGATACGGATATATAATCCCCGGTTACAGCCCCTTCCCAAATATCTTTTTCAATGGAATTTAACAATATATTACTGAAGAATTTACTCCATCCCCCCATATCATACCCAGATATGCAGGTTACATCACTTTTTAAATATGAGGCATCTTCTTCGGTGATGGAAACGTCCTTGACCAAAAATTGTTCTGATGTATATCCAAATTGCGTTGCGTCTACGATTAGAATTGTTCCGGCAGTGAGATTGGTATTATATGTTTTAAATCGCATTGTGTCATTATCAGTGGAATATTTTGATAACATTTGTGATGCTAAAGTGATATTATCTGGGTATAAAGTAAATGAATTTTCAAGGATAACATCTTCAACAATACCCGATCCGCCTTCAATCGCCCGTAATGTGGCTTGTGATGCGAAATCATCCGCGCGCGCTATACAAGGAAATCCCCCTGTATAATTAATATGTAGTTGTTGTGCTGTAGATAATGCAGTTCCACTTGTGATTTGACTGATTATATTTGAGTATTTTGACCAATACCATTGAGCAGTTGTATCAATCCCTTGAATCCCTACGGTCTGTTGGGAACTTGTTGCCGGAGCTCCCGCAACCACGTAGATATCCGGGGCTTTCATCACCTGATAGGGGATAACAAAGGCTTGTTTTTTACCATCCCCATATTGATATTCGCTTTGTGTGGATGAAGTAAGTTGTAACCCCCCCACAATAATTTGAGTATTGCGGTATTGAGGGCTTCCAGTTTCAAGGGTAACAGATTCCTTAATCATATCTGATGAACCCAAGGTGAAAGGGAATGTCATGAAATCATATGGTTTGAAATCCAGTGTTTTATTTGGATTAATTTGCCATATATACCCTGATAAATCGGCTAATTTATCAAGGATTTGTGAGGGTTTAATATAATTATAGACTGCGCTATTAAGTGTTGCCCCTGATGATATCACGCCGGGATAGATTCCTTCACTATATAAAACATTATTTATCATATCCAGAATGACAACATCGGCAGATAATTGAGATGACCATCCTGCCATTCCCATGTAGGATGTAGATGTTGGCGCGGCAACATTATATCCCGCAACGACCCGCCGTTTATCAACCGCATAATCCCAAGTTACTCCGGTGATTTTGTGCATAATGCCATTATCGGCAGGGAGTTTTTTATTCATTTTCTGGATAACACCTGACCAAATATACCTTGGGGCATATTGGAAGCTTAATCTACGTATGCTCATATATGCCGAGGATACAGTAAGCCACGTATCCGCAAATTTCAGGCAATAATACCGATATGCGGTTGTGTTATTGAGTAGAATATATCTTGGATCGGGTTGGTCAATAGCCATATGGGGTTCAAAGCGTGTTGAATCTGTAGTTATCTGCGTCCAATTCGCGTCATGGGTATAGTCCAAATCAGCGAATGATGCGGCAGTATTACTCCCCCATACAGTAAAATTTTTCACACCCTGATCGGTTTGCCCACCCGTTGCATGTCGGTTTTCATAACAGAGTTGATTGATTACAATCGCACTACCCAAATCTATGTGAAATCTTTGATTAATATTACTAGCTAATGTCGAACACCAGCTAACACCCCCACCAAGTCCAACCAATGATTTTGAAGGGTCTACCCCATTATAGGCTTCAAATGTTGCTAGTTCAGTCGTTGCTTTAACATAAGTGCTTGAATATGCCGGGGGATAATATGTGGTTGTAGTTATAGGAGTTGAACTATTAATAATCTGTATGTTTTCACCGATTGAAAATGACATTGTGGAACCCGGGTCCCATACCTGAAACTGCGCAACACCTCGCGTACCCAAAGAATTGTTAATCTGTAACGTATTCATTACAGGATAATATTGCGCACCCCCAATCAACAAATTCAGGTTACTCATCTTATTCCCGTCCTCACTCTGATTTCACTGACCAAAGGTGCAGCTATTTTCTGCGCGATTATATCACCGTCAAGCTCAACGTAGATGTTCGCAGTACCACCAGTTGACATGTTAGGTAAGATTGTTCCATTGGTATCAGGCGCGAATATTTCTGGGCCCGATTCGCCAACGACATATGGCATTCCCGCAGTAACGGGTCCACCCAATGCCTTGTGTTTGAAAACTGATACCACGTTTGGTAACCATTCCCCACGTGCCCACGCCTCAATCGCCTGTTGATACGTAACAGTATTAGAAGCGTATGCGGAAGCCATCCATAATTGATAATCCGTAGATGCCGCCCACCCTCCTGCGGGTTCTCCTGCGGGAACGGGCCCGTTCCATACTGTGTTTGAGGTTGGCGTTGTCGTGCCTCCTCCTCCTGAACCATACTCTGTTGTTATTATGATTTTTGCGTTTGCAGGATTTGCCGCGATTGCCTTCGCAACACCATCCCATTCTTTTATAAGTGTTTTGTTTTGAGTTCGTGCAACATCGATCGTGGTTTCTGCAACCTTATTATCAATATCTTTTTTGGTCTGCGCGTAATCTTCATTATCGCGTTTCTGTTGATTTAATATGTTTTGCAGTATTTGTAATTCCTCCATATCAGTGGCAACGCGTCCTTCCATGATTTTGTGATATGCAAGTATATATTTTGTAACCTCCTCTTGGGTAAGCCATGGTTTCCCTGTTGCAGGATTAATCTCTTTACCAGCAGCTCGTATCCCAACTTCACCTTTTGATAAAAGAAAATCATCTGGTGGCGAACTGCCCGCGGAACCAGTGGGTGAGGTAGTATAATCTGCCCAAGTTGTCTTTTTTGGTGTAGTCGGGGTTTCAGAGGTTTGTTGTTTCTCACTTGCCGTATTAATTTTTTGTTGCGTGAAGTATTCATCAAATGAGAACATGTCCTTTATGGTTTTCCCCTGACCTATCTCTTTCCACATGTATCCATAATACTCAATGTGTTTAAAGAGGGGGTCTAACGCGTTTGTCATAGAAGGTATAAACGAATTGGTAATAAAATTTGTAAGGTTAGTAAATACCGGTAAAAGTTTTTCGCCTACGTTACGATAAAGAGTGTCGATTGTAGAGTTTAATTTGTTGGTTGCCGTTTCATAATCTTTAACTGCCTGTAAGTTTTTGTCTGAATATCCATCAGAGTTTGCCTCATTTAACATTTTTTGAACGTCAACACCATGTTCTAAAAGTTTGTTGATGTTCATATAACTCCTACCAAATATGTCCATTGCAAGTGCGTTTTTCTGTTGACCATCTGGTAGTTTCTCTAACGCGGAGATTGTTTCAATCATCAAGGTGTTACTGTCTTTAAACTGCCCGTTTGCGTCTTTAAGATTAACATGCAATTCTCTAAATGCGTCCGCGGCTTGCCCCGTTCCCGTTTGCGCAGATTGCATCTGATTGGAGAACAATCGATAACTCATTGTTAAACTATCCAGACTCAATCCAATTGGTTCAAGAGCTTCTTTCCATCGTCCTGATTGTTCTACCGATATCCCTGTCATACGATGAAATGCCCATACGGCGTCGTAAGCTTCAACCGTTTTATCGATATATTTTTGTAGTTCCTGCGTGGTAATATTGTATATAAACTGTGCGTTGTATAATGACGCCGCAAGATTTACCATTTCTGTATTTAATGATCCCGTTGATTTTTTAGCTTGATCTGTTGCAGTTGTTGTTTTTGCAGTAGATGCCGCAGCTTTATCCATTTCCTTGTCATATTCAGCCACACCTTGTTGTAATGAAGTTAAATCTGCAACAAATTTTGTAACCAATGTCCCGATCTCTTGTTCAGTCGCCATTATCCAAACGCTCCCATCAAAATATTTTTCATCTGTTCCGGGGTCTGCGATTTTGATTTTGTCTTTGGTAAGAAATCCTCAACCGTAAACTGAATATTACCAGTTTTTGTCGCGCCCATCGCATTGCAAATTGTCGCGCAGATTAACGCGGTGTTTCTATTGTCATGTTCGTTCCAAAACTCAACTAATTTAATGAATTCCTGCGGTGTGAGCGCATAGAAATCCTTTGGGGTTAGATGTAATAATTTATAGTTTGTTTCTTCCATCTGTAAGATTAATGATTCAATATCAATCGGGTTAACACTTTTTTCCTGCGATTTTGATAACCACCCCTGATCCCAAATTGTGCGTGTGAACATTTCAAGTAGTTTTTCTATTGTAGTTCCTTGCTCAATTGCATGAGTTATATATCCCTTAACCTCATCAAAGGTCAAATCCTTGTTTTCGTGTTTTAATCCTGCCCAGAATATAATTTTTAATGAGTCCATGTTTGCACTCATCTTGAAGATTGTTTTAAACCCCTCTGGTAAAAGTTGATCGAGATCAACAACCGCCTGAATGTCATATCTTAAATGACGCGGTCTATCTAAAAAAAGAAGGGTGGAATACATGATACACCTTCTTTAACAGAATGACGAACCACTAACTGGACCCACGGGTTTTCCTGTGATTTTGATTGTGCAGGTGAATCCAACTGCACCATCGGGTGGACTGGTGACTTGATAGTTTGTGATATATCCAAACCCACCAAACGTGTTCATTGACGATGTTCCCGACAAGTTCAATCCCCACGCCAACTTGTATCCGTTGTAGAAATAGAAGTTGGGAATCGACATGTGCGCGACTGATGTTGATAGATAGTTGCATGTTACGGTCAATGACCCGGGATCACGAACACCGACAAGTGATTCCTTGAAATATTCTGTGGTGTTCTGATTTGTCAGATCAATGACGTTTGCCGTATATGACGGCGCTGATACGGTCAGGACTTCCCCTACTGCCGTCCATGTTGCGGTTGTTGTTGCGTATAAGGTTGAGGCATAGACTGTTGACCCAACATAGAACAACGCACCGAAACTTCCTCTAGCCGCTGAAGCTGCCATTTATTTACCTCACGTTGAATCCGCGGGACCCACGGGTTTCCCGGTAATCTTCATCGAACATGCGAATGTGACTGCACCATCAGGCGGGCTCTGCATCTGATATGAAGTGATGTATCCATACCCGTACCAGATGTTCATTGACGACGCACCTGCGAGTGTAATCTTCCACCCAAGTTTTGATCCGTTGTAGAACGCGTTGGGTATCTTATCAGTATGCCCACTTGATGAACTGATATAGTTCGCAGTGAATGATAATGAACCACCGTCACGCACGCCTACAACATACTCTTTGAAATACTCTGTGGTGTTTTGATTGGTTACGTCGATCGTGTTTGCAGTGTATGTCGGTGGGGTAAGTGTCGTAATTTCACCTATCGCCACCAACGTGCCCGCAGATGTTGCCACGGTACTTACTGCGAACAACGCACCAAAACTTCCTCTAGCCGCTGAAGCTGCCATGTTTTCCTCCCTTTATCTTAATAAATTACTTGGAAATTAATAACGAAATTTCCATTTCCGTTTTCATCTTTACCTAACCATTCGGGTTCTTGCAATGCATCAATAGATCGATAGAACACCGAAGATGGTGCAAGTTTGGTGTTTTCGATTTTGTCCAGACATGTGATCACATCAAGAGATTTCTGATAACCTCCATCACTTGCGGTCGATACGACCAACACGTTCAATCGTGGGCGTGCAGTGCGTTTTCTGTCGTGTGTCCATTCGGGAACTCTACCGGCATAAGGATATAACACTATGAACGAACCAGAGGTTGACGGTCTGCCTTGCAGGTAGATTGTGCGCGCACTGGTTGAAGTAGATGAGAATCCAACGCTGAGTGTCGATTGATTTAACGTCCATGCAATATCCTGTATCCAAGTCATACGAATCTGCCTCCTTGCATCTGTGATAGTGGTCGTGCCTCTTTGTAGAAATCCCCGACGCGTTCCATGATGTTCCCCAACCACTCGTTTTCTCTGCGGTTAACAACATCCTCCAAGAATTTTGCCTTTGTTGGTGGCAAGTGATGATATTCAAGGATTTCATGAACGTAAACGGCATATGGAGTGTCATAAGAACCGGTGGTTATGATGCGATAATCATCAGGTTCGCTCCATTGTGTGACCAACGCAGTGTCGCGCAGGTGATATGGAACGTTTGGGTCTTTTGTGTGATCGTTGGTATAATCATAAGGACATTCTTTTTGAGATTCTTTCATGAGATCAACCATTTCATCATGCACTGCATCTTTAACCAACTGTGGTGTAGATGCCAACCATTTTGTCAGTAATGCCTTCGCATCATCGATTCCCGAAATTGTGATTTCAAGATGATCTGGATACCAACGGCCCATAGGTTAACTCCAAAGTTTACTGATAATGACAATTAACAATCCCCACGCAGAAACGAGTGCCGCACCGAAGATCGTGAAATAGGTGTTGTGGCGTTCAAGTGTTCTTACCATTACACTCATCTGATCTGCGGGGGGGTATTTCGCATCGTTAACTGCAATCTCATTGAGTTTACTTATATATGCGTCTTGTTTCTTTTCGATTTTGATAATTGCGCCTTCAATGCGTTCCAGTTTTTCACAAATTACCGCCAACGTTGCACCTTGCGAGCAGTTGTGTTCCTTTTCAAAATTTTCGATTTCATCCCTGTCGGTCATGACTCCTCCTACGTGAAAATTACAATGTAACAAGGATTCCCATCAAAATCATCGTTATACTGTATCGATTGAATAAGTGGTTGACTTCCATCTGGGAGCGTAATCTTGTCCTCCATCCGAATCGTCGGACTTCCTGCAAGATATATCTGCGTGGGAGAAGTCACCAATACGCCTTTTTGATCGCGTATCATGCGCGCGGTGTTATTAATTAGTGATGGGTATGACACTTCAGCCGTTGATGATGCCCACGAAGGGGATGCGAATTCGTCAAATCCCAAAAACGGTCGCACCAGTAATGTGTTTTTTGACCATTTTATGAGTGTGTCGTTAAGAATGATAATCACCTGCGTTGTTTTCCTTTTGCCTTACTTAATGCAATCGCGACTGCCTCTTTTTTTGGTCGTCCTGATCGCATCAACTCCTTGATATTTTTCCCGATGTTTGCCTTTCCGGGTTTAAGTGGAATGATAATCACCTGAACCGCGCCTTTCGATAAGGCTTTAAGAGTCTTACATACTCGGCAGGCATATCTCCTGAATAAGAACGCGATAATCCACCAACGGATTCCGACGTTATTCTTGGGTCGTAATCATACGACTGTTTTAAGAGTTTTGCAACAACGGTTTTCGCTCCGCCTCTTGGGTAAATGAATTCATAGTGTATCAATGCATACCCGCCTGTTGAAGTGCCATAGGTTGAACCTGTAAGATAACACAAAGTGCCAAGTTCGTAGTTTACCTCATAGTCGTGGTCTTCAGTGTATCGTTTTGCCTGCGCAGATGAGAAGACAACCACCGAACCTTCAACTAACCATGGCATGAGGATTGCACTCGATGAGGTTGCACTTCCTGAAGACTGCAATTGCGTATATCCTGAAAGTGTCGGGTCCCACTTATATGCAAGTCCGTTGTTTGACCAATCGTTCACGTATTTTGCAACCGAGTATAGATTTGCAGAGAAGAAATTATCATAGGTTGTGCCAGACAGATTCAGAATGTCTTTACACTCTGATACTGTCATTGGGGTTGTTGTTGTTGCAATTAACATGACAATCTCCTAAAATGCGACCCTGTATGCAATACCTTTCTTTGACATCTTTACTCCGCCAGCGTTTTTCAACCCAAAGTTTTTGGTTGAACGCCCATGCATTTTGGCGCGTGTTAATGCCTTGGGAGTGTGATGAGATGCACCTATCTTTTTGATCACGCCGTTGACTTTTGAGATTTCGACAGGGTGCGCATAACCAGATGGTTTGCGTCCTGAACCGGGTCCACCCATGATCAACTCCTCCCTTTTTGTGAAGGGGGCATAACACTACCCGAATAGTGCATGAGTTTTGACGGTGCCTTGCGAATGCGCATCTTGACAAGTTCTTTCATGTCCTTTTTAGAACGCGCGGAATAACCTGCCTTTCTGCCTGAACCGGGACCACCCATG